ACTCATGTCGCAATGTAGAATCTAAATTATATTTATAATTTTTCTTTAGATGCTCTGACATATAATCAAAATAACGACCAACTGTTTCAGTCCAAGTCTCTCTTCTATTTTCTTCATCTAAATATCTAGCATATCTAGATGTATGTATGAATTGCTGATACTCAGTCGGAAGTGTGTTGCTCATGTGCAGTCCTTTCTAAAATTTGGGTAAGTTTGTATTATAACATTTTTCATTTTTACTGTCCAGATTTAAATCGTTTTTCCACAGGAAAAACTATATTACCTTCTACTTTTATATAACCAGAATCTTCCATAGCTTTAATAGTTTGCTCTAATTCTCCAGGGTTAGGAACCTTTCTTAACAATTCTCTTTTAAATAACTTAAGAAGCATATGACTTCTGCCATTATTAAACAATGTACCATGCAACCAAGTAACCATATCGTGCGCAATACGACCAGTCCTACCCATACCAAATCCTTCCAAGGCTTTAGGCATAGCCGCTTCTGCGTCAAACATAATTTCTTTTGTTGTGTCCCAGTCTTCTTTCATTATCTTTCTGGTGCCCCTCCTTGAAGCAGAGACAGCCATAGCAATCTTTATAAAGTGAGATACCCTACGTTGTACATATTCAGACAAATGATTATCAGTAGGCTCTGGCGGTATACCATTATGTATATCTTCTTCTACGTAATCAAATGCATCTTTATCAAACTGCATAGGCCCATACATCTTAGCAATATCAGATAGATCTTGTACTAAATTATTAACAGTATTATCACTTATTCTTTTTTGCAAAAGACTCTGTGGTATGCGATCACCCTCATAATATATGGGTAACATACGAGATAACAAACCTTGTGATCTTGCATCTTCAGGCAGATTATCTACAAATTGTTCAGGTGTTGCACAAGCTAGCCAATTAAGGCATGGGCCTTTAATAACGTATTCACCTGCCGTCTTAGTCTTATGGCTATATTCCATTTTAGAATCCCACATATCAGTTAAGAACATCTGTAAATATCTTTCATGCCTGCTCATAAAGGTACCAAACTCTGACGTAACTAAAGTTAAAGACGAATCATAAAACTCATCCGCCGCTGGGGTTGCAATTCTTAGGTCAAGTCTTGTGACCTTTGTCATATCTACTGCAAGTTTTTCTGGTGTGATTCTATCTTGTATAGAGTACAAAGGATACTTACGCAAACCATACTGGTCTAATCCTGAATTAAAATTCTGATCATCTTCACTAGTACCCACTGGTGTAGTAAGTCTACTAAACACTCTACTAAAAGGTAAAATTAAACTAACTGATTTATTTCTGCCAGGAGGGGCAATCAATACTACAAATAAGTTTGAACGTATGTCATAGTTAGCCATAGGATACCACACTCTTCTACCCATAGCGCCAGCAACTGCACTCAGTGCACTCCATCTAGCAAAAGGCTGAGGTATAGGACTATCCTTTATGGCATCAATACATGCCTCACTAAAATCTCTGTAGTTTCTACTCATCTGATGTAATGTCTATTATATCACCTATTTTTTTAAAATCAATATTTTCTGTAGGTATGTTAACTAGTTTAACCACCTTTGCCTCAGTCTCTAGCCAGATAGAACCGTCTCTTTCTTTATGACTAATCTTACAAGGACCCTCTATCTCTACACCGTGACATAATGTTTTATTCTTATCTTCGTACACAGTAAAAGGATAATCCTTATTATTGTTAATTAAGATCTTTTTCATATTTTTCCTCCCAAGTTGCTGGAACTACTTCCCAAAAAGGATCTTCTTGAGTAGATTCCTGTTTTAAATTTTCTGATTTTGCAAAGCCTTCTGGTTTGACTGCCCAGAAGCTAGCAACTAAATTTTTTCTGTACCCTCTGTACATAGGACTAATCCTGTGTACCCTTGCTGAATCATATATAACTACTCTATTTTGGATAGCTCTAATAACTTCTTTCTCTATGTCATTTGCATACTGTAAATATTTTCTAACATCTAATAACTTTTCTCTTTCATCATATGGGTATACCTCAAATGATCCTCCAAGTAAATTATCTACAATGGGATAGTAAACCATTGAAGCTGTGGCTATATTGTATTTATCTGAGTAGTAAAAAGATTCATCAGTATCTTGATGCCAAGCTAATCCTTCATGTATATCTGAACATTCTCTAGACCAATATTCAAAACCACCTCCATCATTGTGTCCATCTAAGTGAGGACTCCAAAGTTTATATATCGTCTGTTCAACTTGATTTCTAGGAGGACATGACCACCAGCCGTCCCACCAATTATAATCAGATTTATGTATCATAGTCTGAAAAGATAAACTGTTAATTAACTTTAGTCTATCGTCTTCTGGCAAAGCATTATCTGTTACCAACATACTTTTTCATATCCTTCCAATTGACACCAATCTCACAGTCTGATGGTATTATCATTTGTCTACCATTTACTTCAAGAGGGTTCTTCATACAATTTAAAATTTTAGGAACAACTACATCTGCTTTATCTTTTGGAAACTGTCCCAATATAGCATCGTGTACTTGCCCTAGTATCTCTACGTTATCATCTTTAAGTTCATTCCACACTCTGTATAAACCAAGATTTAATAGATCTCCAATAGTAGATTGTGGCACATATGCAATTGCTTTGCGTAAGGTAGTGCCTTCTTCCGTGCGTCCCCAAAACTGTCTGCGACGACCTAATGGAGTAGTTAACGCACCACTTTCCTTAAGCTGATTAGCAATAGCACTGTGCCACTTTCGGATTCCAGGGAATGCCCCTTCGATACGAACGAGAGAGGAAGGGCCTGACCCTAGAACCGTGCCCCCATCAATCAGTTCTTGGAAGCCTCCTTCTCTGTCCTGTTTATGCCATCTCTCAAGAGATGCCAAAGCAACTACTCCTCCGTAATAAAGTAGTTGAAACCTTGTAGCATGAGATAACTTAATTTTAAGATGTCTGCCCAATGAAGTGGCTGACAATCCATAATTAGTACCATGCCCTGCTCGCTTACACATGTCTCTGTAACTGAAGTGGCCAATGTACGGACGGTCTGCTAACTCTCTGTTTTGCACAGGGTCAGATGACCAGCCCATATTTGGCCACACCATTTTAACTACTTGTGTGTGTAAGTCTTCTCCTTCGCAAGCATTTATATACCCCTGATCGCCTGCAACGTAAGCAGTTACTCTCGACTCGGCTTGCTCTAGGTCTGCATAAAATAAAACATTGTCCCCATCGGGTACAAATATTTCACGCATATCCTTTGTGATATTTTGTAAATTAGTGCCAGTGCCCCAAGGACTTTCTGAACTAGCCCATCTACCAGTCTCAGTTCCTGCAACTTTAAAAGAACATCTGACTCTTCCATCACGATCTCGTTTACAGTTCAATATGTTTAGCTGCTTGTCAATATCTCTTAACGCAAGTATAGTCCTGCAAAAAGGCCTAGCTCTAGGATACTCTTGTATTAAATGCTCGAGTGCTTCTTTATCTGTAGATACTTTTTGTTTACCCTTTACGTAAGATATAACTGGCGGTAATCCCAACCACTCATATAAAAAACTTTTAAGCTGAGTAGGACTATTATGATTAAGATCTTTATCCCATACTGCATTAGCAAACAAATGTAACATACGCTCAAGCTTTACACGGGACGAGACAAGGGGGGCTTTGAGTTTGCCTACTGTCTTCTCATCTACCTTTAACCCCCTCAACATCATGTGCATAGCAGGTTTCAACATATCCAATTCAAATTGATATGTTTTCCTATAATCATGATCATTCTTACCTAAATCTTTTTCTATCTTAGTCCATATCTCGTGAGTTAGTGTGCAGTCTAAACCGCAATAAACCCACAATGTCTGATCTTTAGATAGTGATTTCTGTGAGATCTCTGTGTTTTTTATTATTTGCATTTTGTTTCTCCTGTACAAAGGTAATTAACTTTTCAATAAACCATTTAGCTTTTTCTAAATCTTGAATTGGTTTACCTTTGTGTTCGTATCTCCATAAATATTTCATAGCATTGCCTTGCAAGTAAGATGAAAACTCATTGCCTAAGCAAGACTTGATAGCATCAATACACTCTACTCCACCTTGTTTATAATGTGAAGGAAAGTTTACTGGATCATTATTTTCTTCGTCTATCATTTGCTACTCCCATTATATAATAAAATTCATCTCTTGTTTTATCTGAGTCGAGGTATGCATAATCACACACTGCATTAAAATCTTCATGATCATTTATTAACCACTCCTCTGTTTCTTTTTTATATTTTATAAACTCTTTATCTAATCCCATGTAACTTACGTCTTGCAAAGCTTGATCCAACACTGCTCTCCATAATTCAATTTCGTTGTGTACAGTTATATCTGTGTCCTGCAAAGGCTTTGCCGCAAAATACTGGGGACGTTTCATTTATGCCTCTGCTTTCGTACTCTTTGAAAAATTTGTTAGATTCTTCCATGCTCCCTCGTTCGTATAAATAGATCCTAAATAACCTAAACTCTTTTCTAGTTCGGGTTGTAATACATGTTGTGCATGCATGGTATCATGCACTGTACCCCGAACTTCTATGCCGTACATGTGTCGCAACCATGACACGTCATAGGTTTGATTCTGTGCAACCTTGGTAATATCAGGGTTGCTTAGTATATCTCCAACTAATTTCCAAACTGCTAGTTCAGTGTGGTAATCATAAAAATCTTTTCCATCTTCTTTTTTAAATGGAACAACCATAGCTTTAGCTTTGTGTGGAGCAAAGCCTATACAAGTTATCTCATCATTGGCAGTTTCAATATCGAATGAAAGCGGACTGTAAGATGTGTTCATACTTTCACAATAAGATAGGAATTGTTTTACCTCTTCATACGTAGGCTCGATACATATCTCTCGCTCTATGTAATCTATCTTTTTTATATTTGTAGCTTTTTTTAAATCAGATAAAACTGTTGGCCTAAAAGAATAATTTTTTAGAACTGCAACTGGACTGTATGTAGGCATAACTTTATATTTTTTATTTGAAGTTTCAATAAACGATCCTCTATATGATCCGACTTTATCTAGACCACACAATGCCCATAGAGCTACACCTCCCATAGCTATAATAACTTTTGGATTAAACTTATCTATCTCTTCCCAGAGTCTTTTAATATCTTGCTCGTACTCTGGTTTTAAATATCCGTACTGAGTGGGAGCAAAAGTAGATCTCCACTCTGTTTCTTTTTTAACATTTTTATATTCGCTTCTCTTGTAAAAGAAGCTTTGTAAATTATCTTGTGCAGGTTTTAATTGGATTGCGTGAGTGAGCATTGCGCTACTGACATCAATGCCAGCAAATTTAAACATCGGATCTAATACAGTTTGAATAGATCCTACATTGATCTTACCAAGCCTAACTTCTGTCGTCGTAGGACAATCCATAATTATGGCAAACGGATTCCCAGACTCAGGAAGCTGAGACTTGATTCGATTATGTACCGCAAACTCACTCACTTGCAAACTTACTTGTTAATAATTCGTTTAACAGAAGCTTGCAGTATGTCTTTATTCTTGCCAACCATTTCGTGCTTGACTACACCAGAAAAATTCTGGCCAATAGCTTGCTCTAATAGTTCGCCAAAAGACTGATCTTCATCCATGCTTAGAGTATCTGTTAGGAAACTCTTAAGCGAAAGCGCAGGGTTCTTTTGCTTCATAGCATTGGGCGTTGCCCAGAACTCCATGCGAGTTGGTTCTGCGTTGGACAGATCTGATTCATCTAAGTCTGACTGAATCACACCTGTTGCCTTCACATTCACCTTTACAAGTGGTGTTTGATTCTCCCCCACTCGATCAGAACGATAGCTTGTGATCGTAAAATCATAACTACCTTCTGGTAAAACCACAGATTGTGGTATCTCTGTTGGTGACATACTTAAGAAGTCACTTACATCTTGTGTCATGGTATATACCTCCCTATTTAATTGACAACTTCTTCTTTGAGTTACTTTGGATTGCATCGAATAACTTAACTAAATCCAACTCAGCATTCGGCTCTATAGCATTTAGAGTCGGTACTTTTAGATCCATCTTGTGATCCGATACAGTCCGCAGTGTTCTCTCTGTGCCTTTGCTAGAACTCTTAGTGTCCACTCTACAAACACAGTTAAAGTATCGACCCAATTTTGTAGATAGCTTTGAGCCAACACTAGTTGGGTATGATTTGCTAATACCCAAATCGCCTTCCATATATTGCATGTGGGTTGTAACCACAACATTACACGGAACTTCTGAACCAGTTATATACTGGATAATATACTGCACATCTCGTGCGGCAGTTCCCCACTCTGGTTGAGTTGGTTGCTCAGTGGGTTTCTTGTTATTAAATACAAGTGCCCCTCTGAGTGCCGCCTCTCCCATCAGTGTAAGACTATCAATAACTAGCACGTCATCTTTAGTCCAAGTTTTTACTGATCCAAAATCTTCATCTCCATCTTTCCAATTCGAAATTAAGTTAACCCCTTTTCTAAAGGCATCAGCTTTTCCTATAGAATCTTTTAAGGTTACATATGAAACTCGTTTAACCCCCTCTGGTGTAAGCAGGTCTGGCAGTATATCTAGACCATCATCATAATCTAATATACGTAAATTTTTACCTGCATTAGCTAGTGCAGCTAGTGCTGCTGTCTTTCCAGAACCACTGTCGCCTACCAATAATAATTTGGTTACGTCTGCTGATATATGTTTTGATATGTTTGCCATTCTCTCTCCTATCTAAAGTTAAAATTAATTGTACATCTTACATTTGCATTAGTGCAAGTAGTGCTATTGTGTACAGTTGGAACATCTGTATAAACTATTCTGCCCCTCTTACTTTCTACAGCAACTGGGTCTTCATTATCAGGATAAAATTTAGTGTATCCATCATTGTTATTTACATAATATATCAAGCTGTACTCCTGTTCTCCTTGCCACGGCAACGTATTATTATTCTGAAAATCAAGTTTATCTACATGCGGAGCATGTTCCATTAAAGTATCTGATCTTGGATATATATTAATCTTGATTTGTCTCAAGTAATCCGATCCAAGGCGAACCATCAAAGGACTCATAACATCTAACATATAAGGATTGATATGATAAAACGAATTAGAAATATCAAAAGCAAAAACCCTATGAACAAAATCTCCATTGTTAGTTGAATCTAGATTGTGATTAGGACTAGCCCTGTAGTTCCAAGGAATAGACTCATCTGTTAAGATGGCTTGTTCCAATCTAGTCTGATCCACACCAGATATAAAATCGTCTATAATATTAATACTCATCTTTTAATCCGTATTATATAGTAATAAAAATAAAAGTCAATAACTTTATTCAGGTATAAACTCTATTTCCATTTCTTGAGGTAACTCAACAACATTATCTTTGCGTAAGTCCTCATGAATTTCTCTATCAAACAACTCTTCAATAACTCTTCCTCTGTGCTCTGGTGTCTCATTACAAATCTCTCTATACTTACACCCTCCATAGTTTCCACAAGCAGTAAAGTCCGCAGGATAATAATTTTTATCAGCATATATTTTTGCCATAGATAATTTATGTATTGCATCACCATACCATTCGTCAATAATGGCAGACGGTACTTTGAATACTGCACGATTAAATCTGCAAAAATTTACACCAGTTTGTACTGCGTCAATAATAAAGCCTGCAATAGGCAATTTTAATATATGTCTAGCCGCCCAAAGGTACGCATATATTTGATTGTTAGGTGCAAACTGATTGAAATAATAATCAGTTAAACTTGCTTTAGTAGTCTTAGTGTCAACTAAATACAATTCGTCATTTAACTCTGCTACCTTATCGATACGTCCTGAAAATCTAACACCATCTTCATTTATAGGTACTTCAAATCTTTGCTCTAAAGCAGGGGTTCCATCAGGCATAGTGGCAATCTTTATTGTATCTTCCCAATATTCCTCAGCCCTCCAGACAATAGCACGTAAGGCCGCTTCTAAATTTCTTGCCTTATCATCAGACTTACTCAAGTCTTCGCCGTGTTCAACAAGAACTAACTTAATCGCATCAGCCACACATTGATCTTTAGACCTACCCATAAAGCGACCATAGTCTAGTTGCTCATAACCATCATGAACAGCTGATCCAAAACCAGTTGCGGTACTATATACTTTAGATTTATAGCCTAAAATATTTTGATAGTTATAGTAACGGGGGCACGAACTAAATGCTGAAAGGCTAGACGTGTCCCATACCATTTGTTTAGCATTGCCTCCTTCCAACCATACATACTTTGGAAACTTAGGTGCTTCTATATATCCAATACCATCATCCATCATTTTATTGGTGGCCCTCCGAACCAAGTTACTAAAGAATATCGTGTCCCATTTGTTACAGGCTTTATACCATGCCATACTCCAGACGGAAAGAAAATTAAATCACCAGCTTTTAAATCTAAAGGAACTTCTTCAATGCCCAAGGTCCAGTTTGAACTTTCTTTATCCTGCACGGCTATGTAATAAAGAGACATACCACCTCCAGAAAAATTATCATTTAACAGAAGTGTAGAACTAATCTTTCTTACATTGCCTAACAAATATGCATCTGCTATTTGTATAACCTTAAATCCTTCATTGGGTGCATCATCTTTCCATTGAAATGTTGCACTTGGTCCCTGAAAACTTGTATCAGTATGAGGACGGAAATGTCCTCCTGGTTTATATTTTATAAATTGCATCTTCTCATTCACAGCAATATCAAAATCCCAGCCTGCTCGTTTATTTGCAATAGTCATCATGTTAGATATATGATCATTTATATCTTTGTTATCTAAAGTTGTAGTGCTCGCATCTCGTATGTTCTTTTCTACGCCATGTTTATGTACGTCCTGTTGCAAATCTCTTTGATAAGTTTCTGCTGATCTAAGATTATCATTGTCTAAATCTTTAATCACAAGATCTCTCAACTCTTTAGTGAAAGCATTAGAAAATTTCCAGAACAGTTGCTTTGATTGTTGAGTCATTTTAATCTCCAAATATTACGTTACCAGAAAGAACTATCCTTGGTGAGTCAGATTGATTTCGCATAGTAAAATGCGGAACCCAACCAGGGAAAAACAATAAACATTTAGATACAGGCTCTGTAGTACAAACATGAGACATTGTATCATAGTTAATGTAAAACTTAAGCATACCTCCATCAACGGGGGCATTAACATAATACACAAACGCAAAACAATCGTCATGCTTATGCATGGCAGTTGATCCGCCTTTCATATTTACTTGACCCCATATCTCTGGTTGCCCAAACTGATTAGTCATTAGTTTTAATTTAGGATTAACAGTTTTTATATGTGACATTATTTCTTCTACGGCTGACGACACATCAGGGTGTTCAGCATCTATTCGCAAGTCCTCACTCAGCGGTGTTGAATAATCATTGGAAATAAACCTACCTTGATTGTGTCTTAGCATTAAATAGTCAGCTAGATATTTATCCCTTTCACCTTTTAGTTTCCATTGGTGGTATCCATAATTAGGAACAAATGGGTGGAATGTTCCTACTGTCTCTGTAATTCCTTCTTGTATTTCTTTTTGTGTCATCTTCGTTTTCCTTGCCCTTTATATTTTTTATAACTACGTCGCTTATGTTTATTCTTTGGCTTACTTCGTATACTATTACCTATACTTGTTCTTTTCTTTGGTCCTGCTTCGTGAGCAGAATATGATTTCCATTTCTTTGCCATATCACGTATCCTTTAGTAAAACAGCCAGCGGATCTCCCTCAAACTGTTTTGGTTTAGTGGTTGCAGCTTTAGCAGTAATTCTTTTACCTGCTTTCTCGGCCGCCCTTATGTTTTCCCTAGTGCCACGAAGATATTCAATTACCTTCTGAATACCTACCTCGCTCTCAGCTAACTCCTTGGGATCCATCTCCAAGTATTCACTGGGTATTTCAATGCGTTCTTCTTCACTCATTCTACTTGCTCCTCTACTGCCAGTAGTTGTATGTCTGGCACAGTTATAAGTTGTTTGGTTTTATCTGGGTGTAGATATTGCATGGCTGAATGTGACCACTTAAATTTTTCAGATAATTCTAAACCCTTGCGTGTCGCCTCATCTTTATCGTATGCTTCGACTTCCCAATGCGTGGTGTTCATGTGTGTAAATACAACTTTATATTTTCTTTTCATGTTATCTCCTAATGTAATGTCTCATCTTCTGGGACTATATTTAAGTTAGCAAATTCTTTAAAGTTTAAAGGATCTGTTGTTTGTCCAGAGGCTAACATGGCATCTACCAACGGACCCATGGTGGATACATTACTAACGCAACCAGAGAATATCTTTAATACACCTGCTGATCCTGTCGCTAGTAAAAACATTCGTAGTGATACCTCTAGCATGGAAGCCATGACCACATTCGGCGGAAACTTTTCACACATTTCCCTGACAGGAACATCAAATGCTTTTATACATTGGTCTACCTCATCTACATACATGGCCATATCACTTCGCTTTTTAGTTTTCTTTGTCATCACTTGTCCTTTCAATTTTAAAGTTTACAGCATGTAAAGACCTTTTAGATTTCTTTAAGTAATCTTTGTCTAGCCTATTTAATTTATCTCTAACCACACGTAGCTCATCTAAATTAGTTGTAGTTACGATTATATTACGATTACGATCGCTCGTCAAGTAGTATTCTGTTTTTGTGTTCATTCAATTTTACCTCCAGTTGCTTCGTCAAACAATTCTAATTGGTCAACTTCTAATGCATGTGTAATTTTTACTTGGTCATCATCATGGGTTATCATAAGTGTATCATACTTGCGTTCGTCTACATCTTCCACATTCTTCATCTGTTCTTTGAATGCTTTTATGTATCTACCAAACCGCATGGCCAAACTAAAAGGCTTGTCACTTTTTATGACAACCGAAGATTCGTTCTCTGCTAGATATCTCTCAGCCTTTTCTAGTGCGTTTGATATATCTGTCTGTCGGTATAAATTGTAGGTTCTTGGATTGTATGCCATATGCTTGCTCCTGTTGATATTCATAATCATCTAAATCATCTAATGTATTATTGCCAGATACATCATGATATATATCATCTAGTGTGCCTGTCAATTCTAATTCGTCCAAAGCTTGATCTAATAAGATCTCTTTATCTGAATAGTTTTTCTTATATTTTTTCATGGTTAGTTTCTCCTTATTAAGTGAAATGTAAACAAAGCAGCCCAACAAAGCCACCCAATGGATACAGGGTGAGGAATAGTTGCGATTGCTCCGATCGTTAATAGTATGAATATGCCATACGTAGAAGTCCATATCATAATTTGTGCTATCATGTCAAGCATTAGTTTCTCCATTCTTTAATGTTATCTTTAATGCTTACATATTCATCTGATAACCATTCATCATTAGGCTCGCCTGTATGAATAAACATAGTAGCTTTTAAGTCATGAGGTTCGAGCAACACTGGTTCTGGTACATATCCTGCCCCCCTTTCCATCAAGTAAATGTATTCGTATTGAGCAGGGTGTACTGAGTATAGTTCTCCCTTTATTTTAAATCCATTATCTTTTCTAAAGACAATAGGAAATATTCCGTTAGCATAGTCAAGGATATCATACTTGGGGGCAGTCGTAAACTCTCCCAAAAACTTATGATCCTCGACTAAGCCGTGCAGTCTTAAATCTTTTTTAAGTGTACCATATACAAATAAATCTATATTATTTGGATTAAAAAAATTATTCGACATATGATAGCCAGCCTGTTACAATGTATTTTGTTTCCGTAATACCTGCTGAACCATTTGAATTGGTTATACCTGCATGAGCATGTGTATATCCAGCAGGCCAAAGCACTGTCAAACCTTTTTCACAAGGCAAGTCTATACCCTGATGACGGAATCTAGTGCCGCCTCTAGGTACATTATTTAAGTATGTCATGAAAACAACTAATCGCCAAGGGTGTATGTGACTTTGCTCACAATGCATTTTATGAAAGCCTTGATTAGGATAATACTTTTGTATTAAAGTATTTTCTCTGCTATCATCAAACTTACCAACGGTATGTAATAAATTAAATTTATTCATGTACTCACCCAAGCCACGATTTAATTCTTCAGTATATCTTTCGTATAAAAATCTGTTAGGATTTAATGGGACATCTGTGGAATCTTTTACATCAGGTTTATATTCTATCTTACCACATACCCCTCGTTCTTTCATCTCTGACTTTTCAAAATAGTGTATGATCTCATCACACAAGCTATCAGCAATATACCATGCATGCATGCCACTTGATTCTGGAAGTAAAAATTCTCTCATAGTCCTATTACCCTAGCCACAGGATCAATACACAACAAAGCTGACATGGTCACTCCCATGATGATAGCAATAACAAATAAATTAGGATCTCCGTTTGTCATAGTTTCGTCACCTCTCTTTTAATTATGTCAAGTAGTTTTGGATTATCACGGAACACTCCCATCAACCAATTCGTCAAAGTGTTGGTGACTTGTTCCTCGTTGTCATCTTCTTTCAATGCACCTCCGTCAGCATTTAACGAAGACAGATAAACTATGGCATGCATTATCTCATGTAGTAATGTATTCGCATAGTCAATTCCGTCAACTTCTTTTTGTATTTCAATTCTGTTTTCACGAGACAGATACTGCCCCCAACAATCGGCATTGTTCTTAGTAAAAGAAGCAGTAACTCTATCTATTTTAATATCGGCAAAGCCAACCTTTACTTTATCTAACTCTTTGATTTTATTGCTCAAAACTAATCTCCATATCTGTATTATACTTTCTTTCTTTTCTACTGTCAATCTTTTTATTAATCTTTTTATTCAAAAGACTTTCAGTAATTTCTAAATGTTGATCGCTAGGTATAATCAAAACTCGACGATTAAATCGTGCAACCTTTAAAGGTAGATTACATCTTTTAACTAGAGATGATAAATGCTGATGACTCCACTTGGCATGTGGCAAAGTTCGTCTGAAAAAATACAATGGTTTATTTTCTTCATGTACTTTACGAGCTAGAGCAGTGTGGTTTGTATATTCATCTTCATTGATACAAACTCTGTCGCCCTCATGAACATATCCCTCGTCATCTTCCCAATCATCTTCGTAATCATAGAGAGGCGAGATATATCTAATGCACCTAGCATTACGAAAGTAAGCAGGCAAGAAATCTTTTTTAGTATGCGTATGTGTTTTCATAATCGTAAGCCCTTTCTACTTCATCTTCAAAGACATGCAGTTGCGATTGCCCATACTTATCAATAAACATTTTTCTTGCAGTCGGTACATCACGCACCTCTAAAATGTATTGTGAATACTCTTGCATTTCCATCAACCAATTTTTTACTCCACTCATTTTAAGCCTCCATCTTTCTGTGCAAGAAACATAAATCATCTATTGCTAATTCAACAAAGTTATTCTCTTGCATATTTTTTAGTTCGCATATTCGTTTCATCTCTTCGTAGGTTTCCTGCGAAATTAAAAAACCTACCTTGACAATATTTGGATTAGCAGTTTTGTCCATATCAGTTTTCTCTTTCTAACTTATAAACATCAACAGGTATCGTTGATACTGTGTCAACTATTTCAGGTAAGTCGATTGATTGTGCTATACTACGCTGTGAATCTGTCACAGCATGAAACACAGCAATCAATGCCCATGCCCATATAATTCCTAATATAAAGTAAACTCCAAATAATGTTTTACTCATTCCCCATATTTCTCCCATACTTTTATCTCCATAATTGTGGGGTAACAACGATTGGCTAACGAGAACTCGCTTGGCAATACTGTTGCCCCCAAGATTCAAACTAACTGCACACACATAGTTAGGTTTGTGGCAAAATAGATACATAAACTTTCGCCACACCACTTCTCTTTGGCTCTTATCTCCTGTACGAGTACGACTTGTTTCGCTCGACCAAATGTATCTAGTGGCATGAAAGCGATTGAGTAGCCACACTCAATTAAAACTACATTGTCTTACCAATGATGTACTTGGCGAGGTTGATTATGTCAGTCAATAAACCAAGTCAACGAAGGCTTTAACTGTCGCTTTCAATTTCGTATTATATCATATATAAAATATTTTTCAATAGTTTTCTTTTCGTATATCACCGAACAAGCACCGAGTGATTACCGAATGGCAACGATTTGGGGTATGACACCCCTGTACTGCTATATAATATACGATTATTAATATATTATTATTACAATATATAGTATATATCTTTGGACAATACATACTAATCATTACATCTGCCCCCCTTGACAGATCGTGTCCAATCGGTATTCAATCGGTGTTCTTTCGGTGTTATGCTTTGGGGCGATACCCTATTACTTATTTGACATTCTGTAAGCACAAAGATCAAATAGATAGTCGGCTACACCTTGAGGATTCGAGACAACCAGATCTTCGATATCCTCGAGACTTGCCCCCACAAGCATTTCATCTGTGATATTAAACCATGAATTTTCATCAGGTTTAGAAGCCGTACCATAGATATCATCATATTTGTATGCGTCATCTCCATACTGCCAATCGTCCCAAGCAAGTCCACCATAGCTAGTTTTCTTACCATATTGAATCACAGATTTCTTATTGTTGACTACATCATAGTTATACCCAAGTCCTCTACTAATAGAATAGGTATTGGATAGCCACCCAATTCCCTTGACATCTTTACCTTCATCAGAGTTGATGATCGTAAATTCTTTTGTCTTACCATCTAAGAACACTAGCTTATCTGTACCAATCATCTCGCCCAACGATTCTTGCCATTCAAGATTGTATAGCAAGTTAGGATTGTTGGCTAGTTGTGGTTTGATAATCCACTTGATAAATTGATGGGTGTCAGACTTACCTTTATCAATCATAGGTGTAGGCAAGTTTGGTCCATTATGCATGAGCCATAAATCTCTTCCATGATCTTGTTTATTAAGAACTTGAAATGGGTGAGACATAGCTCGATTAGTTTCGCCATGCGTATTGAATCTAAAATGTAAAGCCATAGGAATGTCCATATCCTTGTATGACTTCCACATTTTTTCTACATCAGCGAAAGTTTTTGGTACAATTTTGTGGGTATGAACCTTGCCTTGATTGAATAGCATAAGTCCAAAGCCATCAGAATTGTTTTCGTAAGCACACTCTAATAAATCTCGATTGAGATTTTTAGGTGTATCAGTTTGTATAATTAAGCACATAACACACTTTCCTTTCTCTAAAGTTAAAAGTTATTGATTGACAACTGCGTCAATCGCTTGGTCATATTGTCTAGTAATAGACCTCGAAGGTATACCAGATAGATAACCTTTACGAACTAGCCAACCATAGAAGTATGGATAACTAGCACGATTCTGAGGTGATCGGTTAAACCACTTCAAGAATTCCTTGTAATGCTGATCAGATTCTCGGCAGGTATTCTGTTGTAAGAAATCAACAAGGGCATAGCTAAACTCCAATGCTCGCATGATTCCATCTTTAGTCAGATTACTTCTGAAGATTCTCAATTCAACTGTGCTTGAATGAGCCAGATTGACCGCTTCATACTTATTGTAATTGCGTTGACCACCATCTGTGATTTTCTTCTTACGCATAACTGCGTAGGAAGTACAGTCAGAATCCTCGTAGAAAGTCTCTGAACGACCAGCAATTTTCTCAATAAATGATCTGTTAAATTCATTATTGATAAACACTAACAGTTTACCAACTTGTACTGATGATAACATTTTACGATCAAGATGTATGTGCATACCTGCGGTATCAGTATTCCAACCCCTGACAAATGCCTTGCCTTCATCATCACGCAATACACCTGAATCAAATAATTCTTCAATTCGTTCTCGGTGGTATGCTAAGGTGCAAGGGGCAGACACTAGCTCGAACCCATGACTTAACGACCCATCACTTTTGAAGATACAATAATTATCCTTAAAAACATTGCGTATCTGTAATGGTAAATCTTCAGGACATCTGCTCGTAGCCTCCATCTCTATCTCAAGCCCTGACCATCTTTGTTTATGACGGGGTATGGACGATTCTGATTTAGTATGCATGAAGTATAAATAATCCAATGGGTCACAATCGTACCGATATACACCCTCAAAACCTGAATCATAATCCTCGTCAGATGGTTCTTGGTATTGTTCCCAAGATTCATAGTCATCATCTCTGAAATAGGTATCGGCTTCATCACAATAGCTGTATTGGCCTTGACAACACTCGCCTACGGTTTCATCTCCATTGTAAGCTGAGAATGTATCATCATATCCACAAACCTCGCCACAACACGAACATTCTGCAAGATTGTAGAATTCAAATTTGTTGTCATTGAAATAATCAACAAGATCGTCAACTGCTCGATATAGTTTACATAGTGGAGCATCAGATGGAACATACTCCATACCAAAGTCACCTACGAAAACATTTTTTGCAACTAACAAACGATACATCTTATTTTTTAATGACCTTAATTCATCAAAAAATTCTTCAGCTTGATTGTATGTTCTGAAATGACCCATAACATCATCTTTGTAATAATCAAGATGGGTATTATTATCATTTACATACGATTTAATATATGCAGAAAAATAATATTTATCAGAAAACTGATTGTAAAATATTTCTTTTTTCCACAATTTATTAAATAATCGTCTGAAGTATATATAGTCTAATTTAAACATAAACACCTCTTTTATTTATTTAATTAACCCTACCGACTTGATAGGAAACACGACACACATACAGTATATCGTGCTTTCTGTCAAGTTATTTTTTTATTAATTCTGAAGTCCACTCCGCTTGATTTACGCAATCATTAAAATCAGCAAAACACTCGTCATAATCATAATTATTTTTTTGTTGTTCTTTCCCAACGATAGATTCCAAAAGTTCAAAACAATGATTAAATAAAGACTTATAATTTTCATCATTTCTTTTAACTATGATTTTAATTAAATCATTTCTGTCATAATTATTATAAATCATTATTCCTCGCTTTCTATTGTATAATGACTGTTATCGGTGTTAGTTATATCTTGAAGGTCATCAGTATCAAAATGGTCAAAATCTGAATCAATATTACAAGATATTTTCTCTGCAAAAGGGTTCTCGTTTGGATCTCTCATACTTGTACCCCTTGTCTTTTTAGCTCATTGATGAGCATTTTTCTGTTCTTACCTCGAGCCTTGCCCATAGCTTTCAGAAGGCTTTTCTGATAGGCGGTACGATAGTTCCAATTTTGGTACATATCTTTTTGGCTTCTCCAGTAGCCCTCCGACTTGTTTGGTTTGGGCAACTTGACCCATTCACCAGTTTGATGGTCGAAATGATTGGGCATACCCTTGACATCACCTCGATCCGTAAACAGATTGACTCTGTTCCACACTTGACTTGATCGCATAACAACCTCACTTTCTGACACACATTATGCACACATTTAAAAAATGTTCAAGCACTAATTCTTGCCAAGTTGGCAACGATCTGACCCGTTTTCAACAAGGAATAACTAGGTCTTGAACACCTCACATTATACAGATTTTTTCAGACCTGTCAATACACTATTCACTGCCATTTTGGCAGGCAATTCCTTACGTTCCAGCGTCCTGCTTGCCTTAATTCGTTCACCTTTTGTTCTCATAGGTCTGGCAACCCTGACCAAGCTCTAGTTTAGAATCATTCTAAACTGGCAGGGGGTCTGGGGGGTGGGGGTAAAATAAAAATACCCCACCCAAAAAAACGCACAGCTAGTACTATACTATATGCGTCTCAAAAAATTTTAGCAAATTTTGAACTTTTTTTTAAAAGGTCGGGCGTGCCCCCTTTGTGTGGAGAGAAAGGGGAGGAAGCGTAATGTGAGAGAGAGTGTGGTGTGTGTTATGTACGCTTGTGGAGTCCTCCCCTTGTACAGGAGATGTATCACTTGCATGATACAAGTTAATTATAAACTAACCAGGGTTGCATTGCAACCTACATTTATGCTATAATCTAAAAAAATAATTGGAGATCCTAATGAAAGAGTTGACCGAAAGACAAGAAGTCTTTTGCAATGAATTTATTAAAGACTTAAATGCTGTGCAGGCTGCAATTCGTGCGGGTTATTCTACCCAGCATGCGAAGAAGAATGCCTATACACTTCTTCGTCAGGCTCGGATCTCTGAAAGAATAGCGGAATTAAAAGGTGAATCAATTAAACGAACAAAAATCGAAGCGGATGACATTCTTCGCCGTCTTGTTAGAATTGCTGAAAGAACTGAACAAGAGGGGGACTACAACGCAGCTATAAGATCTTTAGAACTTTTAGGTAAACATCAAGCGTTGTGGACTGATAGAAATATTACTGAGATACAAAATGCATTTGCAACAGGCAATAGTGATGAAGATATCGCTAGAGATATTGAGCGCTTGCAAAAAATTGCTGCACCTAAATTAAAAATAGTGAAGGAATAATATGGGCAAGATAACAAAAGGCGGCATAACTTCTGGAGAAGATACACCAAAAGAAGATAAGTTTCTGACCGATAAACAAAAAAGATTACCACCTGATTTAAAAAGAAAGATAATTGAATCTAAACAATCTGGTGCAGGATATTCTGGGACAGAAGATTACAAACAATAAACGTATTTGGCTAAACGTAAACCCCCACCCCCTAAAGAATCTTCCAATGCTCTAGATGAGTTTTGGCAAAGCGTAGGGTGTGATCCTAAAACGGGAAAACCAAAAAAGGAAAAAGATGGCAACAGAAAGTGAAAAATATTTAAAGCAGATTGAAGGTTTGATGCGGGGGCACACTGGTGCATCCAAAGGTAATATAGATATTCCAAGTGTTAGAAGAAAGAAAAAAGTAGATGCGGGAACACCAAAGCCTGTAGAAACTAAAGTGTTGACAAGTAAAGTACATGAGAGTACTTTAAAAAAACTTAATAAAAAGTTTGCAAAAGATATGAAAAAAATGGGAGTGGGTTATTCAGGAACAACTGATTACAAAGTATAGGAGATACGATGAAGGGAAGAATTTTACTACCACAAATAAAAGCATACGATCCTGCCAATCCACCTAAAGATATTGCACGTCAATTGGTATTATGGGGATTAAATGCTTATGTCACAGAATAAAGAAATCAGAGATGCAGCTACAAGGTTAGCAATCGTACAAGCTCGTGAAGATTTTTTAGCATTTGTTATGCTTATGAATCCTAGCTTTAGTGTTGGACCACACCACAGAGTTTTGTGTGATGAGTTAATGCGTTTAGAAAAAAATGAAATAGATCGTTTGATGGTTTTTATTTCTCCACGTTCTTCTAAATCTTTAATTACATCTACATATTTTCCTGCATGGGCTTTAGGTCGAAATCCTTTTTGGCAAGAAATTGCTGTATCACATAGTGATGACCTTGCAACTCGTTTTGGTAGAGCTATAAGAGATATTATATACTCTCCTGCCTATCAATCTATATTTCCAAATGTATTAATTCGTAAAGATAATCGCTCGGCAAACAGTTGGGCACTAGAACATAAAAAGAAACAAGCAGGATCTTTTCTTGCAGCGGGATCTGGATCAGGTATCGCTGGTTTTGGTGCTCACTTAGCCATCATAGATGACCCAATATCTGAGCAAGATGCTTATTCAAAGTCTAGAAGAACACATTTAAACAACTGGTATGCTTCTGGTTTGCGTACAAGACTCATGCCTGGTGGTAAAATTGTACTAGTTATGACTAGATGGCATGAAAATGACTTAGCAGGGCACTTATTAAAGGCAGAAGACAGCGGAGTTATGGCAGATAAGTGGTCTGTTGTACGAATTCCTGCCCTAAATACCACAGAATCTGCAGAAATTTTAAATAAAGCTAGAGAACAGCTTATAAAACAAGGATATTTAACGGAAGATTACCCAGTATTAAAGATTGGTGAGTCATTTTGGCCTGCATCTGACCGCAAAGAAGGTTTTTGCTGGACAACTGAAGAGATAATACGTACAAAAAACAACACACCTGGGTTTAAATTCGATGCATTGTACGGACAAGCACCTACAGCAGAGGAAGGTAACGTAATAAAAGCAGAATGGTGGCAAGATTGGGACAATATGCAACCACCTGAGTGTGATTACATTATACAATCTTGGGATACTGCGTTTTCTACCAGAACAACTGCAGATTATTCAGCGGTAACTACATGGGGCATCTATAAATCAGGACTTGACATGCCTAATTTAATATTGCTGGGGGCAGAACGAGGCAGATGGGACTTTCCTACGTTAAGATCAAAGGTTGTTGAAAAGTATAATGACTATAATCCTGATTCAGTTATTATAGAGAAGAAAGCTTCAGGACAATCTTTAATTCAAGACCTAAGAATGACGGGCATACCTATATTTGAATATCAACCTGACAGAGATAAAGTTGCAAGAGCGTATGCTATCACCTCTTTATTTCATAACGGCAGAATTCATGCCCCCTTTAGTAAGGTTTGGGCAAAAGAAGTTATGGAAGAGTCCAGAGCTTTTCCAACTGCAACACATGATGACTATATGGATACACTAACACAAGCTTTATTATGGGTACGTAACGGGGGTTATCTAACTCACGGAGATGATACATGGCTTGACAAAGTCGAAAAACGAGTTTATAATAGGGAGCACCGAGCTTATTATTAATGCAGGAGATTTAGGAAAAATAAATGGCAATTGAGAAAGTAATGACACCAACTTTACCAGGGGATTTTGCAAACCCAGTAAAGATTGATACGGATGATGAAAATATTAGTGTAGATGAAGCAGGCAATATAGAAGTTACACTGCCTGATAATCAAGCTTTAATGGAAGCAGAAGCTATGGGGATGCTTGAAGAAAATCAGGATCCAGCTACAGACTTCGATGCTAATCTAGTAGAGTTCATGGATGAATCAGACATAACTGAAACAGCTTTGGAACTTTATGAAGGCTATACTGTTGATAAAGAATCTAGAGAAGAGTATGATAGTATTGCAGAAGATGGTGTCAATTTATTAGGTTTACAATACGAAGAAAGTTCTCAACCCTTTGCAGGGGCATGTGGCGTAACCCATCCTATACTTGCTCAGTCTGTTGTTAAGTTTCAAGCTAAAGCATTTAAAGAATTAAATCCTACTGAAGGTCCTGTTCGTACTAGAATTATGGGAGTGCAGACAGATCAAAAATTACAACAAGCAAATCGTATTAGAAATTTCATGAACTGGCAAACTCAAATACAAATGCCAGAGTATGGTCCTGAATTAGATCGTCTATTGTTTCATGTAGCTTTATACGGATCAGCATTTAAAAAAACTTATTGGGACGTTACATTGAATAGACCAATGACTCAGTATGTAAAAGCTCAAGATTTTTATGTAGATTACTATGCATCTAATTTAGAAACGGCTGAAAGATTTACCCATAAATATTCTATGTCCACTAATCAAATTAAAAAACTACAAGTGGCTGGAGTATTTGCAGATATAGATTATTTAGAAGATCTACCTATCGATGAAAGTGCAGCACAAGAAACAGCTGATGAAGCTGTAGGTGTTAGAAAGCCTTCACAGAATTTAGATAGAGTAGAAATTTTAGAAATGCATGTTGATATAGATTTACCTGGCTTTGAAAATGAAGATGGTATTAAATTACCTTATGTAGTTTACATGACCACAGATCAAAAAGTTTTTTCTATTAGAAGAAACTGGAATCAACAAGATCCTCTAAAAAGAAAGAAACAATATTTTACACACTATACTATGATACCTGGTTTAGGTTTTTATGGTTATGGTTATTTACATCTTATTGGTGGCCTAACAAAAACGGCTACTTCTTCACTACGTCAGCTAGTAGATGCTGGCACGTTTGCTAATTTACCAGGGGGCTTTAAAGCGCACGGTTTGCGTGTCTTAGCTCCAGATGAGCCGATTGCCCCTGGTGAGTTTAGAGAAGTTAACGCACCTGCAGGTGATTTAACAAAAGCGTTACAACCTTTACCATTTAAAGAACCATCATCTACATTGTATAATTTAATGCAGTATGTAACAAATGCTGCTAAAGAATTTGCAGACGCTACAGATAATATCGCTGAATCAGGAAGTAACTACGGTCCAGTCGGTACTACTTTAGCTTTACTAGAACAATCTAGTAAACTATTTGCTGCTGTACATAAACGTATGCATGAATCACAAACTAAAGATTTAAGAATATTAGCACGATTAGATCATGAATACTTACCTGAAGTTTATCCGTATGAAGTAGCGGGTGGTGCTCAACAAGTTTTAAGAGTAGACTTTGATTTAAAAAGTATTGATGTAATACCTGTATCAGATCCTAACATGCCGACTGAAGCGCATAGACTTGCTAAGTTAAATGCTATTATGGAACTAGCAAAACAAAATCCTAGTATGTATAACATGCAATACATTTCACAAGAATTATTCTCGGCTATGGGTGTAGAAAATCCACAAGCTTATATGAAGCAAGCACAACAACCTTTTAGTGGAGATCCTGTTACAGAGAATATGGTAGCATTAAAAGGAGGGGCACTACAAGCTAGGCCTGATCAGAATCACGATGCACATATTATTACTCACGGAACTTTCTTACAAAATCCTATGTACAAATCTAATCCACAAGTACAACAAATATTGATGTCACATATACAAGATCACTTAGCTCTTAAGTATAGACAAGAAATGGCTCAGATGATTCCAGATCCTCGTATGCAACAAATGGTAATGTCACAACAACAGTTGCCACCTGAGTTAGAAAATCAAGTAGCTTTAGTTGCAGCTAACGCATCTGATTCTGTTTTACAGTTAAACGAGGCTAAAATGAAAATATTAGAAGGTGAACAAAAAGATCCTCATATTGAAATACAAGAAAAAGATTTAGCATTACGTGCGCAGAAAATGATGAATGATTTAAAAATTGAAGAAGATAAGTTAGCTCTTAAAGAAGCTGAAATGATTATTGATGATGAAAACAAAGATGATGATCGCAAACTAAGATTAACAGAAAAAGCTATGGATGTTGCTGCAAGAACAGGCGCAGACAAAGTTATGTTAAAAACTGAAGGCGACTTATGATTTGGTTAATTTCTGCTATGCTATGGCATGTTGATATAGACGGTCCAACATACAGCACATACTCTGAAAAAACATTTATTCAGAAAACAGAATGTTTAGATTATGTATTTTGGAATAAAGCAGAATTAGTTTATAAACTTGCAGAAGTGCACGGCGAAAGAGATGGAAAAAATTTAAAGACCTGGGCATTTTTTTGTGAAGGTAAACAATTAGAAGAAGTATGAAAAGGTTAGACGTAGATGAAAACACCGCAGTCTCGATGCCAGTTCGTAACTTACTCACTATCATTGGCGCTTGTCTTGTGGGTGCTTGGTTCGGCTTTGGGGTTTTGGAGCGACTTAATAGTATAGAGTCAGATCTAAGACTAATGCATAAAGATTTAGAAGCAGCTAATACGTTTATAGATTCCGTGCCCAAAGGCGGCATGGTCAGTCCACAGGTCCAGGAGCTCTACATGCTCGTGGAATACCTTGGTGAAAGCGTAGACAAACTAAAAGAACAAATGGAAGCAGAGATACCAATGATACTAAAGAATGATATGGTAATACAATTTCATGAGGAAAGATTAATAGATTTGGAGTCAAAAGCGAATGGAAACCATTAAAGTTGTATTTGCAATACTGATGATACAGAACGGTTCAACAATTGAGATGGTGCCGACGGAGGGCCTTAGCGACTGTCTCAAGCAGAAACGTATTATTTCTAGAAACATCGGAGAAGAGCAAGAGGGCATATACATGCAATGTAAAGAAGTAAAAGCAGAAGTGTATGAAGATATGGGTCGATTAAAAATTAAAAAGATTATAGAATGATAACAAGAGGACAAACTGGAATGACTACAAAAAGAAAACCAAAAAGTAAATCTAAAGTCAACGAAGCTGGTAACTATACTAAACCAGGAATGAGAAAGTCTTTGTTTAACAGAATAAAAGCTGGAGGCAAAGGAGGCAAACCTGGACAGTGGTCAGCTCGTAAAGCGCAAATGTTAGCCAAACAATATAAAGCTAAAGGCGGCGGTTATAAATAATGGTAGGCAGAAGAGTAAAGCCAGTCAGAATAAACAATGAATGGATAACTTCTACTTACAAAAACTTTCCTATAGAGAGGTTATTAAGGAATGAAATCAAAAATAAAAAAAATAAAAAAAGTAATTAAAGGTTTGAAGAAAGCATCTAAGACGCATGCAAGTCAAGCTAAATCGTTACAAAGTGCAATAGGTAAAAATGGCAAAAGATCCAAGAGTCGGAACAGGTAAAAAACCTAAAGGGTCTGGCCGTAGATTGTATACGGATGAAAATCCAAAAGATACTGTAAGTATAAAATATGCAACACCTGCAGATGCAAGAGCAACAGCTGCTAAAGTTAAAAGAATTAATAAACCATATGCTCGTAAGATACAAATACTTACAGTTATGGAACAAAGAAGTAAAGTGGCAGGAAAGTCACAACAAGCTGCAATAGCTAAGAAAGCTAAAGAAAGTTTAAGGAAGAAACATGGCAATAAAAAAAAGTCAACAAAGTCTTAAGAATTGGACTAAACAAAAGTGGAGAACTAAGTCTGGAAAGAAATCTTCTAAGACTGGAGAAAGATATTTACCTGAAGCAGCCATTAAAGCTTTATCCCCTGCGGAATATGCCGCTACAACTAGGGCAAAAAGAAAAGGCACAAAGAAAGGTAAACAGTTTGTAAAACAACCTAAAAATATTGCAAAGAAAACCAGGAGATATAGATGAGTAAAAAAGATTCAAGATTAGCGAGAGCAGGAGTATCTGGGTTTAACAAACCTAAAAGAACTCCTAATCATCCTAAGAAGTCACATATAGTGGTGGCTAAAGAAGGAGATAAAATTAAAACTATTCGGTTTGGTCAGCAGGGAAAGAAAGTGGGAACATTATCAGGAACTGCAGGTAAACCAAAAGCAGGGGAATCAGCTAGAATGAAAGCAAAACGTAAATCATTCAAAGCAAGACATGGTAAAAATATAAAGAAAGGTAAGATGTCTGCAGCTTATTGGGCTGATAAAGTTAAGTGGTGATCAATGAAAGTATGTATAGTTAATCCAGGCAGATGCGGTGGCACTGTTGTCTTGGCTAGTTTAGCAAACAAACTAGATAATTTTTTAATGATTTATGAAATTACTAATCATAAAGATGGATTAAACGTACTTAAAGCAAATCAGAATATTATTTTTAAATATCAATTTTTGTACACCCTTGCTCCATTAAAGGGGGCAGATAAATACATTATAGTAGATAGAAAAGATCAAGACGCTTGGATATATAGCACCTATATGTCTGCAGTAAATTATCATTGGCACGGATCTTTAAAACATACAACAGATAGATTTTTTAATCAAAACGATTTTAATATAGCAAAAGATAATCTTTTAAATTTATATAATAATTATTGGATACCTGAAAGAGAAAGATTGCTAAAAGAAGAAAAAACAGATATGATATGGCAAGAAGATATTAACATTACAGAAGATGTTTATATTGACTTGCCCTCACGTAAAAAAACTAAACTAACTCCTGTTTGGAGTCCAACATACAAAGGAACATACTATGGCTTATCTTAATCATAACATTCCCCCTTTTTCAGCATATATAAGAAACGAATACCTTTTTGATCATACAAAAGGACATGGGGAGTTTACATTCTGTGACGTACATTGTGTAGCATCTTTGGAAAGACGAGCTTTGTTATTTGAGTGTTTATTACCTAATGGAGTTAATTGGACTCGTAGACCTATACATTCTTTTGTTTGGAAGAAAGAAGCTCCTAAACATGATTTAAATATACATCAATATTGGGATTGCTTTTCTCCATATGTTAATGTACAAAGACGAAATAGATTAGCTAATTGCAGAGCTGAGTTGGTAGACTTTAAAGGTGAAAAAAGAAAAGGCACGTATATGTTTACTATTGACTGGGCTTGGGAAGATAAGTCTTCTTTTTTAGATACTAATTTTTCTGAAGACCCTGAACACAAATGTGCTCACATGTTTAGAATGGATGAAGGTACTTTTTTTGCTTATCCTAATAATAGAATTATTTGGTATGATGATGCTTATATGGAAAAAAGATTAGACAAAAATCCAGGCTATCTAATAGATCAAACATTTTATACAGTTGAAAATACACGAGAAGATTCGTGGACAGACGACTCATACATGACTCAATTTGAACGTGAGAAGTGAAGATCTTTTTCGATCACATAACAGGCAAGTTAACACATTACGATTTAATATATTCTTTAATACTTGCACAATTTGAGCCAGAAGAATATGATTATGCTTTAGATAATGGTTGGATTCCTCTGTCTTGGTACTACACAAAACTTGATGGCCAGACATGGATTAATGCTAGAAGCTGTAGATTAGATTTAACTAAATTTAATTTTAATAAAAATAAAAGGTATAAGTTAAAGAATAAAGAAATAACAGTTAAAGTATTTGATGATTTAACTGAGGAGTTGGTAGAAATACTAGCATCTATTTATAGAAAATACATAAGACACAAAAAGTTTTATGAAAAAAATAATGAAGAAGAAAGTGAGGAGTTTTACAGAGATGACCCTATTGATTGGAGATATTTCGTTTACTATCATAATGACAATCCTATTGCTTTTACAGAACTTATAACATATAACAAACACTTGATTACAGGGCAATTTGCGTGGGATTATGAAAATCCTAAATTAGGTATGGGATCGTACGCTACATTATATGAGATTAAATGGGCAATAGATAACGGATTCGATAAATACTATCTATCATATGCCTATGAAAATAGTAGTTTATATAAATTACATTATGATGGGTTTGAATTTTGGACAGGAAGAAAATGGTGCACAGATAAAACTATCTATGAAAAATTATGCAAGAATGATGATAGTGTTAAAGACTTAGTTGATTTAAATGAATCTCAGGAAAAGTATTTTGAAATACTTGACAAAGAATTATAATGAGTATATAATTAGCTTAAGATCGCCGAAAGGGATTGAAATTTAATTTTGCTTAACGGAGGAAATTATGATTAGATCATTACCTAACTCATTAATAGATTGGGAACCATATAGACCATTTACTATAGGTTTCGATTCATTTTTGGACAGACTCACATCCATTGAAATGGACTCACCGAGTTATCCACCATATAACATTTACAGAACTGGGGACTTTACATATTCTATTGAAGTAGCATTAGCTGGCTTTGATAAAAAGAATATTGATGTTACCTATGCTGATAACACATTAACAATCAAATCTAAGAAACAAGAAGACAATAAAGATACCTTACACAAGGGTATTTCACAGAGAGCTTTTACCAGAAGCTTTTGTCTAGCTGAAGATATAGTTGTTAAAGATGCTAGGTTTACTAACGGTATGCTTTGCATAGAATTAGAAAAGATTGTACCAGAGGAGAAGAAACCTAAGACAATTAAAATTAAATAATTAACGTGCCCCCTGACAGGAGATCAAATGAGTGTACATGCATTTAAAAATAGAATAGATAAGGTATTGACTGATGCTATTCAAACTAATCAAGAACAAGTTTCTAATGGAGCTGCTGAAAATTTTGAAACCTATAAATATTTAGTAGGAGTTTTTCAAACATTAGTAGATATGAAAGCCAGAATCCATGATGAATATATTAAACAAATCAAAGCAACAGGAGAAGATAATGAAGATAATTGATGAAACTCTACCAGAACCATCTGGTTTTAGAATACTTTTAAAACCTAGGGAGATACAAGAAAAGACAGCAGGGGGCATTATATTAGCTGATATTAGTAAAGATCATCAGGCTTTACAGACTAATGTATCAAAAGTATTAGCTATGGGAGCTGACTGTTATACTGATAAAGGTAGCCAATGGTGCAAGGTTGGCGACTGGGTATTAACTGGAAAATATATTGGGCACAAATTTAGATACAATCAAGAAGAATACTGCATAATAAATGATGATGAAGTTATTGCTGTAGTTCCTGATCAAGATAAAGTTTCTGCCAAATAGACTTGCAAGTCGCAAGAAATTAGCGTATAATAATAACAATTAACAGCGTTTAACGTGGGTCGCACCCAAAGGAGGTCTGATATGATAGACAATGAGCAAGCAGGACAAATCGAAGAACTAGAAGATGTAGTTATAGATTTGGCTGAAGATGAAGGCGAACAGCCTGAAGAGACTAGTGATACTGAGTCTCCAATCACTGAAGAAGTGAAAGAGGAATCGGATACAAAAGAAGAGACAAACGATCAGGAAGAAATTGCTGATGACACGTCTGAAGAAATAAAAGAAGAATCTGAAGAACCTGAAACAACCGAAGATGACTCAAAAAAAGTATTCGGCAAGAGAGCTGAAAAAAGGATAAAGCGTCTTGTCGCACAAAAAAAGGAACTAGAAGAAAAACTCAAAGCCGCAGAGGATGAGAAATATTCTTTACAAGCGAAGACAGATCAATTCGCTAGAGCATCTGCTCAAAACGAATTGGATTCAATTAATAACTATATTGAAGGCCTATCTAGCCGAGAAGAACAAGCCTTAACTGCTTTGAAGATTGCTAAAGAAAGTGGCAATGTTGAAGAGGAAATCAAAGCAACTGATACTTTAGCTACTGTTAAAGCTGAGACACTTGTCGCTAAACAGTACAAGGCACGAGCAGAATCTCGTGTACCTCAAAAACCTTCTGGCAATGAATCCAAAGAAGACGTAGCTGCTGAACAACCACAAAGTCAGAGAGTGCCTGATAGAAGAGCACTTGATTGGCAAAAAAGAAATAAATGGTTTGGGGGCAATGAAACTTCAGACAGAATCATGTCACAGGCTGCAGTTCTAATTCATAAGGAAATAATAGAAGATGGTATAAACCCTGAACTTGATCCAGATGAATATTATGCAGAACTTGACGCTAGACTTAGATCGGAATTTCCAGATAAGTTTAAAGTGAAGGGAGCTAAAAAAGTTCCAACAGTTGTAGGCGGAACACGTGCAACCGTCGGCACATCCAAAGTTAAATTAAGCAAAACGGAAGTTGAAATGGCTAATAGACTAGGGGTGGACTTAAAAGAATACGCACGCCAAAAACAACGCCAAAAATCGGCGGGAGGACAATAAATGACAAAAGCAACTCAAAGTAGTCGTAAAACACGGGCTTCGACAACTCGTAAAAAAACTTGGGCACCTCCAGGCAAACTTGATGTAGGTCAAGAACCACCTGAAGGTATACACTATCGTTGGGTCAGACATGAATTATTAAATAATCCTGATGACGCAAATGTGAATAGTAGAATTCGTCAAGGTTATGAGCCAGTCAAACCAGAAGAATTAGGAGTAGCAGCTCCTGATGTTTTGGATAAAGGTAAATATGCAGGCACAGTTAGATCTGGGGATCTTATCTTAATGAAAGTTCCACAAGAAATTGTAGATCAACGTGATGCATACTATCAAGATCAAAGTAAGAGAATGGCTGCAGCATATAATCAAGACTTAAAAAATGCTTCTACAGATTCAATGCCTGTCTCTGATGAGTCTAAAACAACGTATAGTACAGGTCCAAGAACAACTAAGTTCGAAGATTAGAATTTATCCAATTCTGGTCTTCTTTTTTATAAACAATTTTTTTCAAAGGAGAAAATTATTATGGCTGGATTTGGGCTATCACCCGTAAAACACATCAAAGGTGGTGTTGTCCGTTCTAATAACTTCACCGACGGAAACGGTTACAAGATTGCAGCAACTGCACCAACTGCCTATTTTGAAGGCGACTTGGTTACGTTGTCTGCTGGTTTACTTGTAACAGACATGGCAGGAGCATCACCAGGTGCTGTTGTCGGTGTTTTCTGGGGTGCTGAATATCAGGACAACTCTACAGGCGACGTGAAGTTTGTGAGATCAATCGCAAACGGAACTGTTGCAAAAGCAAAATACAAAGCGTATGTCTATGATGATCCAGATGTTATGTTTAAAATTCAAGCAGACCAAGTAGCAACTCCAATTACGGAAGCTGAAGTAGGACACAACTGTCAAATCGTTGCTGGTCCAACTGGTTCTGCAATTACGCATAAGTCTGGTTTAGTAGCAGATTCAAGTACTGCAGCAACTGGCAATCAAGGTTTTCCATTAGCTATCTTAGGTAGTGCGGAAACTGACATGGGTTACACTGCAGCTGGAACTACTATGGACGTACTCGTAAAAATCAACACTCATCAATTCGGCGTAGCTGCTGGAAATGCTGGGATTTAATTTAGGAGGAATAACAAATGGCAATTACTAGAGGTCAACTCCTCAAAGAATTAGTACCTGGCTTAAATGCTATTTTCGGAACCGAGTATTCTCGTTACGAAGATGAAGCGTCAGTACTATACGATCAGGAGTCATCAAACAGAGCTTTCGAAGAGGAAGTACTTTTCCCAGGATTTGGAGAAGCGCAAACTAAATTCGAAGGCGCAGGCGTAGCATACGCTCAAACAGGGGAAGGCTGGGTAGCTCGTTACACTAACGAAACAGTTGCTCTTGCTTTCGCAATCACTGAAGAAGCTATGGAAGATAACTTGTATGACAAATTATCTACACGTCTAACAAAAGCTTTAGCACGATCTATGTCGGCTGCTAAACAAACTAAAGGTGCAACAATCTACAACGATGCATTCACTGTTTCTAACGGTGGAGATGGACAACCATTGGTATCCAATTCTCACCCGCTACAAAACGGCGGCACTGCATCTAACAGACCAACTGCATACAGTGACCTTTCTGAAACATCTTTAGAAAGTGCACTTATCGATATCGCTGGATTTACAGATGATAGAGGTCTACCAATTGCACTACAAGCAAAAACCTTACACATACCAAGACAATTGGTATTTGTAGCAGAGCGTCTGATGGCATCTCCATACAGACCTGGCACTGCAGATAATGACGTTAATGCCATTAAATCTACTGGAATGATTCCAGGTGGTTACTTTGTTAACCATAGATTTAATGACCCTGACGCATTCTTCTTGAGAACTGACTGCCCTAACGGCATGAAAATGTTCCAAAGAACTCCAGTGGCTACAAGCATGGAAGGTGACTTTGAAACTGGTAATGTAAGATACAAAGCTAGAGAAAGATACGTTTACGGTTTTTCTGACTGGCGTGGTGTCTACGGTAACAAAGGAGCTTAATAAGCTTATACAAGGGGGGCTTTCGAGTCCCCTTTGTTCTTGGATTTAACAAATTCTACTGACTGACCAAGCAGACGATATAGAGACAGTAGAAAAATAACTTGGGACTATAGATTCCCAGAAGGATTAAACATGGCAACAACAACTTTTTCAGGCCCGATTAAATCAGGCACAGTAAAAGCTACAACTGGAACAGCAGTTGGAGAAAAGAAAAACACAGGCACTGTAGCTTGTCAACAAGTTTCAGTAAAAATAAATCATGACGATAATGCAAGTGGTTCAACAGGTATAGTTGTACCTGCAAACTCTATGATATTTGCAATTGAGTTTTTCACACAAGAATTATTTACAGGCTCAAACACAACAGAATTAGATGTCGGAACTTCATCTGACCCTGATTTCTTTGTCGATGGTGCAGCAGTATCTGCTACAGCAACAGGAGGTATCACATCTCCAGCTGCTCATGCTAGATGGATTAATGTTGGAACAGAAGACGTAGAAATATTTGCATCTATGGTAGCAAACTCAGCTAGTGCAGGTGAATTATTTGTTGTAGTGACTTATATACAAGACGCTAACGTATCGTAATAAAATAATTTGAGGAGGCTTCGGCCTCCTCTTCCTAGGAGGATAATATATGGGAATTTCATTCCAAGGTGATGCTAATTCGACTAACATAGCAACAGGTGCAACAGGCACTAGTGCTACTAGTGATGGTCAAAATACAGCAGCACACAGACAAAGACTTTTAGCTCTTTTATTAACAGCAGGAAGTAATACAGCTACGGCAACTATATATGATGGACAGTCTAATGGCGGAACTAAAATATTAAAAATATCTGCAGTTGCAAACACTAGCACACATATCAATATCCCTGATCAAGGTAAAGTTATTGATACAAATATTTTTGTAGAAGTTACAGGCACGTCTTCAGAAGCTACAGTATTCTGGAATTAATATGGCTACTTCACAATCTAATAAAGAAGCCATAATAGAAATAAAAGGCGAACTAAAATTATTGCATCAAAAAATAGATCTTATGAAAGATAATCATCTTGATCATATGGCTAAAGATATTGACAGATTAACTAAATTTGTTTGGGTAGTTGGTGGTACAGTATTTGCACAAATGTGTTATTTAATAGTTCGCTCTTTAATATAAGGAGGACATATGGCTACTTCAGGTACCCATAATTTTAATTTAACACTTGATTCCATCATACAAGAAGCGTATGAAAGATTAGGTGATAGTGCAAAAGGTGGATACGATCTTGTAACCGCTAGACGTTCATTAAATTTATTAATGATTAAATGGATGAACGAAGGAGTAAATCTATTTACTTTAGATCTAGAAGATACAAGAATGACTAATGACCAAGATCATATTACGTTTTCATCAAGCAAATACTCTGATGTTCTAGATGCTTCTATAAGTGATACTAGCGATTCAACAAATGTTAATGATATACCTTTAGAAAGAATTAGTTATTCAGAATATTTATCTATTCCTAATAAAGCTACTAAAGGAAAACCAATTCAATATACAGTTGAAAGAAACGCACAATACAATTCATCAGGAACTGCAAGTCACAAAGTTTTTTTATGGCCTGTGCCAGATAAAACTTATGTAAGTGGTGGACAAACTATAAGTGCTTACACATTTAAAGCATGGATGATAAAATATCCTGATGATGTAGGATGGACTAATACAGCTAGTGGACAAGCAACAGTAGGCGGTCCATACATAGACTATACACAAAACGCACAAATACCAAAAAGATTATTACCAGCATTAATTAGTGGCCTTACCGTAGAGCTAGCTAACAAGCTTCCTGGTTCTGTTGATATTCAAAGACGACAAGAACTAACAGCGATTTACAACGAAGAATGGCAGAAGGCACAAGAAGAGGATAGAGAAAGAGCAGCATTTGTTGTTACCCCATCAGTGCCTTATATTTAAATTATGGCAAGATATTCACGAGGAAAACGAGCAGTATTAATGGATGATATATTTGGTCGTAAGATCAAATATAAAGACGCTAGAACTCAATGGGATGGTAAACGAGTATATAAAGGTGACTTTACTCCTAAACATCCTCAACTAGAGCCTCAAAAATACATGAAGTTAGATGGCACGGATGCTCTAAAAGATCCACGTCCTGATAATGATGGAGCTAATCAAACTGTCACTATTGAATTAGGATCTTTACATGGTAAGTTTTCTGGCCAAATGGCAATACAACCACCGCCTCGTCCACCACGATTAGGTTTAAGTTTACTTGATACTCCTGTCACAGGATTTGAAGCTACTGCAGAATTTACATTAACTTCTAACCAATTAAACTTTATTGAGGATGCTCCAGGTTTTGGAATGACATCTGGCCATGGGGTTACAGGATTATTCTTTAATTTTACAGAAGTGCCACCATCTCAACATGCAACAACTTCACAAGGAACTGTTTCATTTAATTTAGCTGAAACTCCAGATGGATTATCTGCTACTGCATCAGTAGGTACGTTACAATTTAGTGCACAAGAAGACGCTGTAGGCGGATCTGCTACAGCTCAACAAGGAACTTTAGAATTTAATGCAGTTGAAAATGTAATAGGATCACAAGCAAATACATCTCAAGGAACAATAACACCTGCGCAAATAGAAGAAGCTGAAGGACAACAAGCATCATCAGGTCAAGGATCTATAGTATTTAATTTCGCAGATCAACCAGATGGTATAGCTGCAAACTCTGCACAAGGTACTGTTGGATTCTTAATCGGAAATACTATCACACCTGATGATCAAGAAGCTACAGCTCAGCAAGGTACTCCTGGATTCTTACAAGCTGAAGAAGTTTCAGGTATTGCAGCAACAGCATCTGAAGGAACTGCAAGTGTAATTCTAAACTTTACAGAAAATGTACCAGGTTTAGGTATGACCTCTGCTCATGGTGGTTTAGGATTTAAGTTTAATTTTGTAGAGGTACCTCCTGGAATACAGGCTGCTTCGCAACAAGGAACAATAGCTATTAATACGGCACATCCTGTATCAGGGTTGTCTTCTACTGCTGAACGTGGTACAATAGCTGTAGCATTCCCAGGGTATGGTTTAAATCCTTGGGGTCATGGAAAATGGGGTCAATAAATGAAGTTTACGTACGTAGAATTAAAACAAGCAATACAAGATTTTACAGAAAATGATGCAACGGAATTAACTACAGCAACAGGATCAGGTATAGCTCCTATTGATGTTATTATCGGATTAGCTGAAGAAAGACTATACAGAGAAATAGATTTTACTAATGCTCAATTTACAACTACTTTGACAATATCAGCTAATTCAAGCACCGTTGCTGTACCTCAAGATTTGATATTTGTACGATGGATTAGAACTCAGAATGGTGACTGGGTATACGAAAAGGATGAATCCTTTATACGAGAGTATTGGCGTGCCCCCGCTACCACATCAGGTGATGACCCATCATACTGGGCTTTTAGCAAGACTAATAAGAATTATACGTCTTCTAATAGACACATGAATTTTTTATTTGCTCCAACCCCTTCGGTTGACAAAACCGTTGAGATCAGTTATAATATACAACCAACAGGTTTATCGTCTACGCAGTCGAATACTTACTTAGGAGACTATTGTGGAGATGCTTTACTATATGCTTGCTTGCTAGAATCAGGTAATTTTATGAAGGTTGATCAAATGCAAATGCAAAGGTGGCAACAACTATATGAAAGAGCTGCCCAAACATTAGCTACTGAAGAGCAAGTAAGAATGCGAAATTCTACTCTAATGCAGGGAGAATTAAACGAAATGCAAAGAACAACAAAAAATAGATACTAATTAAAGGAGAATCTAAATGGCAATTACATCAGCAATAGCAACTAGTTTTAAAGTTGAGGTTTTAAAAGCTGTCCATAACTTTACAAACAGTTCTGGAAATACTTTTAAAGTAGCTCTTATTAAAGCAAACGCTTCGCAATCAGGTACTTATGGTGCTGCCACAACTTCTTATACAACTGTAACTGGTAACTCAGATGAGCTTGCTAATGGTAACGGATACACAACAGGTGGTTATGCTTTAACTAATACTACACCTTCGTCTTCTGGTACTACAGCTCACTTAACATTTTCTGCTAACGCACAATGGACATCAGCTACATTTACAACAAGAGGATGTATAATTTATAACGACTCAGCTACTGGTGATCCAGCAGTTATGGTTATTGATTTTGGAGCAGACTATTCTGTAGCAGGTGGTACATTTGAAATACAATGGCCTACTAATGATGCGTCAAATGCGATCTTAAGAATAGCGTAAGGAGTTAAATTATGGCATCAACTTGGTCAAACTTAGGTTTGCGATTAATGGCTACAGGTGAAAATGATAACACCTGGGGCGCACAGACTAATGATAACTGGAATAGGATGGAAGATTCTACAGACGGTTACATATCTGTAGCACTAAGCTCTACAACGCATACTGCAACATTTACTACACAACCGACATCTTATGCTTCTGAAGAAGGAAGAAAGCGTGTCATTAACTATACAGGTTCTCCAGGGGGCACGTGTACAGTAACACTTCCTAATATTGAAAAGGTGTTTGTAGTTAGAAATAATACTGACCAGTCATTAATATTTACTGCAGGAACAGGAGCACAAACAGTGACTCTTGCGTCTGGCTTTGATGCTCAAATTTATGTAGACGGATCTGATGAGGTTCATAATTGTTTTGACCAAATGACAGGTTCGGTTCCTACAACTTCACAAGTAGTTACAGCATTATCAGGGGCTACACTAACAGGCGCTCTAACTATTGATAATGATCTTACACTTCAAGGGGCAGCGGCTAATATAGTATTTGACGAATCTGATAATTCCCTAGAATTTGCAGATGATGCGAAAGCTACATTTGGAGATGGTGGTGATTTATTAATTCATCATGACGGTGCTAACTCGTTAATTGATAGTAACACAGGTGAGTTACAAATATTGTCAGATAACTTACGAATTAAAAATGCTGCAAACGATGAAACACTTGCTGAGTTTACAAACGGTAGCTCTTGTGATTTATATTTTAATAATACAAAGATAATTTCAACTACAGCAGATGGGCTAGCAAACAATTCAGGTAACTTAACATTAGATATTGCAGACTCTTTAATTATTGATGTTGACGGTTCAGATATTTTATTAAAAGATGGTGGCACACAATTTGGAGCTTTAAGAAATACTAGTGGAAACTTATTTATTCAATCAGGTTCAACGACTGCTGCTACGTTCAGTGGTGCAAATGTTACGTTTGCAGGCACACTAGCGTCGGGGGCCATAACTAGTTCGGGCGACATCACAGCGTTCTCAGATGAAAGATTAAAGACAGATATTAAAACAATTGAAAGTGGTTTAGATAAAGTTTCTAAAATGAGAGGTGTAACTTTTAAAAGAGATGGCAAACTAAATAGTGGTGTGATTGCACAAGAGCTAGAGAAAATAGCTCCTGAATTAGTTAAGACTGCAGATGACGAGATGGGTACCAAATCAGTTGCTTATGGTAATATGGTGGCATATCTTATTGAAGCAGTAAAAGAATTAAAAGTAGAATTAGAAAACCACAAAAAGAATTGTCACTGTAAGGAGGAATAAATGGCTTTACCTAATAGTGGCCCACTCTCTTTAGATCAAATTCACGTTGAAGCAGGCGGAAATAGTGGTAGCTCCGCAAGCATAAACGATGCAGACATTCGTGGTATGATTGGAAAATCAGACGGTGCTCAAAGTTCTTTTAGTGATTTTTATGGTGCTTCTTCATCAGTAACTATTAATCAAACTATTTCAAATAGCACGAACAACTATAACATGGCCAGTAACAGAGGGCCTACATATTCTGCAGGAGTAACTGCTTATACACTAACTATTAATCCTGGAGTAACAGTTGGAACTAATTCAACAAGTTCTACTTCATTACAAACTGGTTCACCGTGGAGTTCTGGAGATACAATCATAGTAGAAAATTATGGTAGTGTCAAAGGTGGCGGAGGTCCTGGCGGAGCAGGCGGGAGTATATCTACTCCTCAAAACCTTAGCGGACCAAATCCTCAACACATTACTCCTGGAGTCGCAGGAACTACTGTAAATGGAGCTGCATTTAATGCAGCGTATCCTGTCACTTTTAAAAACTTCGGTTCTATTTATGGAGGCGGAGGCGGAGGAGGCGGTGGTGGCTCTAGAAGATTTGCAAAAGGTGGTGGTAAAAATACAAACCTTTATCAAGTAGGTAAAGCAGGCGGTGGCGGTGGAGGTGCTGGTGTTACTGCTGGTACTGGAGGTCCTACCACAAATGCAGGTGAACCTCTTAATAATGCAACAGGGACTGCTGGATCTTCAGGTACTGCTAATGCAGGTGGAGCTGGAGGAACTGGGGCTATGCAACCAGTAAATCAATTCGATAACATGGAAACATTTGGGCAGACAGGGGGCAGTGGTGGTGGATTAGGTTCCGATGGTGCTGCAGGGAATGTAAATCCATTTGGAAATGCAGCAGGAGATCATCAAAATGTTTTTTCTAATGCCGCTCCTGGAGGAACAAGAGGTTTTATAACTTCAAACTCTTCATCAATAACATTTAACCCATCTGGAACTCAAGGAGGAAGGACATCATAATGAATCAGAATTTAAAAAATAAAAAATATAAAGTACACGTAGCAGATTACAACCCTGAACAAAACAGTTTACTATGCTCATTTTCGAGTGATGAAACAAGAAAAGATGCAAAAGATTATCAATCTTTTAATTACGATTTAACTATGTACAAAGACATGACACCTGAAGATATTATAAAAGAAATAGCCAAAGGTGCTCCGACTATTTGTGAAGAAATAGAAAATAAAGAAAAATATACAATTGATGTAGAAGATGATGAGATATTTCAAAAACTTGAAAATAAAGATTTTGAATTTACACATGAAGAATTATTTCCTACTCTTTATCAAGAACCAATGACTTGGGCGGAAAAAGCAACCAAGGCTGCAGAAATATTAGAGACAGATCCTGATTATGATTTTGGTTTAGGGCCTGGAGTTATGCCTAGCATGGCTCCTACCCCAGATGAAATGTTACAGGAAAATACTGCACAACAATTAGAAGCTCAAAGTCCCTTAAGAGAATCTTTAGATTTAGATCCTATACGGGATGAAGTTAGGCCATCTATAAAGAGTGAAGAAATATGACAGTAATATTTGAGCCATTGCTACCTGCTATAGCAAAGTTTGATGATAATTTGCAGGTGTCATGGGGAAGTAACAATCCACCCATAGATGGGAATGGTAAAGGTTCTTTATTTTCTAGAACTGAAAAATGGGAAAGAGCACATTTAGATTTGCAAGACCCACACCCAACGTATCCTTTAATTCAACAATCTCAACAAACCCATGTCTTAATACAAGGTAAATCTAGAATTACTTGGAAATGGGTTGCGGATGATAATATTCAAGATGCAAATGTACAACAGTTTATGAATTACTTAAAAGGTTCTTCTTTTAAAGAATTAATATATGATGAAAACTATGATGCATTTGCTAAGAGTTATCACATAGATATTGAATATAAGTATGCTTATAGTGATTGGGATCAAACGCCTTTGTTTTATGATATACCATGTTCAGGAATATCAGTTGAATATTTATCAGATGATGTTGAAATGCTATGTATTATGAGATTATCAAATATAAAAAATTGGACATGTATACAAAAAGATTTAATGCCAAATGAGGAAACTGATGTTTCAAACGATGGAACTTATTGCTATATTATAGCTGGGGGCAAAGTTAATATAAATGGCGAAGAGCAAAAGTATCCTATATCAGTAAAAAGATTAACATCAGAAAATGCAACATATAAAAATATAGCCGACAAACCAATAAAGATATTAAAATATTATAGATAGGTAGCGTAATGAGCGCATTATTAAAATTATCACCACCATCACCTGGGATAGTTACTGAAGTTTCTGACTATCAAGCACAGATGAGATATACAGATGGAGATCTAGTAAGATTTAGAAATACCTTTCCTGAAAAATTAGGAGGGTGGGAACAACGTGATGCGTCTATAGGTTTTACTATTGGAGGAACTGTGAGAGCATTATTATCAGGCATAACTAATTTAGGACAAAGGTGGATTATATACGGTACTAATACTCATGTTTATTTAGAAAGCGGCGAAGCTTTTTATGATGTTACACCTTACAGAACAGCTACTAATGCTTTAACAAATCCATTTACAACTGGCTCAGCAGGATCTAATGAAGTTACTGTGACTTGGGCATCTCATGGTATTACAACCACAAATCCTGCATCAAGAGTTATCATATCTAGTATTGGATCAGGAACAGTTGATGGTGTTACTATTGCACCTGGAGAATATTTAGCTACTGTTATTAATGCTAATTCATTTACTATAACTCCTGTAGCAGGCACTGGAGCATCTATTTCAGGAACAGCTAGTTCAGGATCTACATCAGGTGGAGGGGCAGTAAACATTAGAGCGTTAACAAACAACGGGCCAGATGATAGCACAATAGGTTTTGGTTTTGGTGCAGGAACTTATGGGTCAAGTACTTGGAACACTGCTAGAAGTACAGGTATTGCACAAAACACACGAGTTTGGTCTTTTGACATGTGGGGCGAAGATATTGTAGCTTCTACTGGAGATGGTACAGAAGAAATATATTATTTCGATATGACAAATGTTACAGATAGAGGAGTTACTCTTTCTCAATATGTTACAACTCTTGGTCTGCCTACTACTGGTATACCTTCAAAAGTAGGACGAGTTTTAGTTTCCACACCAGACAGACATCTAATTGCTTTTGGATGTGAGCCTGAAGGTAGTACAGATTTTGATCCATTAACAGTAAGATTTGCATCTCAAGAAACTTTAAATATCTGGAATGCTGATGAGTTAAATTCAGCAGGTGATCAAAGATTAGGAACAGGTGCTGAAATAACTGCTGTTAGAAAGTCTAAGGGGCAACTATTAATTTGGACTGATCAAGATTTATATGGTATGCAATTTATTGGCCCACCATTTACATTTGCTTTTACTCAACTAGGTACACGAGCAGGAGCGTTATCTGTAAATTCTCCAGCAACTGTTGAAGGTGTAGCTTACTGGATTGGTGAAAATAATTTCTACGTATATGATGGAACAATTAAAGTGTTACCATGTCCTGTACATAATTTAATTTATGGAGGATTAAGGCCAGATTCAACAGTAAAAGAAACATTAAGTATGTTACAATCTCAGAAAATTTTTAGTGCACAAGTATCTAAATACAATGAGATTTGGTGGTTTTATGGAGCTGACTCAACTAACATAACAACAGACATAACCACACCTGCGACAGATATTAATAGATACGTAATATATAATTACGTAGACAACACTTGGTCAATTGGACAATCGTTAGTAAGAACTGCTTGGGAAGATAGTGATACTTTTAGCACTCCAATAGCCGTTGACTTATCTGGAGTTGTCTACAATCAAGAAACAGGATTTGATAATAATGGTTCTGCTATGACTTCTTTTATACAAACAGGATATTTTAATGGTGATGAAAACGGAGATCAAGTTTTCTTTATGGATAGAATTATACCTGATACAACATTTGCTGCAGGTGATACTATTAAGACAGAAATAAACACTAAGCGATATCCTAACGATGCAAACGTAGTTACAAAAGGACCTTTCTCTATAAATTCTACACAAGGTAAATTAGATTTTAGAGCAAGAGGTAGAGCGTTTCAAGTAAAAATATTTAGTGATGCAACTGACACACAATGGCGATTAGGAACTTGGCGTGTGCGTGGACAACCAGATGGTACTAGGTAATGAGTTTATATAGTAAAGGAATATACCCAGAATTATCTGTTGAAGAAAGAACAAATAAAACTATTCTGGCTAGAACATATGACGCATTAATACAAGCATTAAGATTAAGGGATAACTCTTTAAGCCCTATACCAAGGCGCTTAGCAGATGATACAGAACAAAAATCTATGAATTGGTTTTTAGGATAATGGCAATAAAATATGAAATAGTAGGAAAATCACTAACGTCTACTTCACAGACTAGTTTGCTGACAGCTCCTGCTAAACAACAATTAATAATAAAATCTATTAGGGTTTCAACTATGGGAGTATTTACTCCTTCAGTGACCTTTGAAGTAACAGACAGTTCAGCGTCTGCTACATACACAATTGAACGATTAAAAGTATTAGTAGGAAATCAGACTATAGAGTTATTGACTCACCCGTTAATACTAGAAGAATCAGATATATTAAAAGTAACTTCTACTTCCACAGATCAGCTAGATATTGTAATCAGCTATATGGCAGTAGCTCAAAATGAATAAGGGTGCCCCCTTGCAAATAGGGGACATATAAGGTATAATATAATCATGGATAACAGCCAAAAGATGGACGTTACAGGTCCAGTACAACCTAATGATATTGTAATGCGTGCCTCTGAGATCGGGCAAAGTATGCCTGGTATCGGAGCTTTAGCTTATAAGCAAGCTAGAAAAGGGGCACAAAAAGGAGTCAAGGGTATACACATGATTCCTGAATCTAATAATCAAAATGTAGATTTTATGAATATAGCTCGGCAAAATGTAAATGCACAGCTAACTGGCATGGCCAATACAGTCGAGGCAGCTTCAGCTCCTCCTGGTCACATGCTGGCTTTTATTACACCACAAGAAGCAGGCATATTGAAACTACTTGGGGGTAGTGGTGAAATGACTGAGTCGGGTGTTCCTTCTTTCAGACCACCAGGACCAGGAGGATTTAGAGGTGGACAAATGAACTCTCCTTCATCAGAGAAAAAAGATAAAGATAAAGATAAAGACGATACTAGAAATAGAGATGGTATAAGCAGTCTTGATAAAGCTATGCAAAGAAACCCTAACAGATTTGCAGCAGCAGATGTAGCAGCAGCAACAGATAGAATTTCAGCTGCAGGAGGAAGTTTAGGTGATGAATTTGGAAGAGGCGGAAGAGATACTAGAGATCGAATAGCAAATTTAGGAATGACTCAAGCAGAGATTGATGAAGAATATGGCAAACAAACTACGGCAGGTAAAAGTTTAGCTGTCAGAGATATGATGACAAGAGCTTCTGGCTATAATCCAAACACAAAAGGTTATGATAATCCTTTTAATCAAGGCATGAGCTTAGATGTAGGATACGGTGCATACGATAAACTTATGCGTGGCGGATATACTCCAGCAGATATAGCTAGAATGGAGTTTGATCAAAGTAAAGGGTTATTAGGAGATATGAAGTTTAACGCTACTTTAGATGGAAAACCTGTTGGAGCATTTAATATAAATAAAGCAGGAGGATTCTTAGATAATATATTTGGTAGAGGCGGTTTTACTTTTACTAGAGATTATATGGATCAAGGAAATCGTGCTGGAAGAGATAGAAATAACAGAAGAAATTTTGTAGAACAAACTATTGCCCAAGAAGTAGGCAGTGGTGCTGGTGAAACTGGCGACTACTTAGATCCAAGTGACGCATATCTACCATCAGACTATACTAGTGATAGAATAACAGAAGGTGATTTAGTTCCAGGTCGAAGAAGATTTATGTTAAGAAGAGATGGTAAAAAAATTCCTGAAGGCGATAGTTTAACTTTAGATGAAATAAGAAACTATGCAATGGTAGGTGGTTTTAATTTACTAGAACCATTTAGTGAGTATCAAGCTAGAAGAAGACAATATTATGGACCACCTGATTTTGGTCAAGGTACAGACTTTGATTATTCAGGCTCAACATCAGGAGGTGGATAATGGCACTATTTGATTTTTTATTTGGTGGTGGACAATCTGCTCCTGCAGTTCAATCGTCAGGAATTCAAACTACTGATATACCTACATACGTAGCACAACCTTCAGCTCAATTAATTGGCGCAGCAGCAGATGTTGCTTCTGAAGATTATGTATCTTATGCAGGTCCAAGACTTGCTGGTTTAAGTCAAGCAGAACAAGATGCAATTGCACAACAAAGAGCACAAGCAGGAGAAGGATATGGTGCGGCAACAGCAGGTATTACGACATTAGGTGGTGCTGACCAATTCTTATCAGGTGCTTCAGGCACTCAAGGTTTAGTGCAAGAAGGTGCTAACTTATTAGGACGAGGTGCATCAAGTATATCAGCTGCTGACATACAGAACTATATTAACCCATATGTAACTCAAGCTTTAGATCCTGCAGCTAGAAGATTACGAGAAGAAACGCAAAGACAACAAATAGCAAATGCTGCAACAGCTGCACAGACTGGAGCGTTTGGAGGTAGTAGGCAAGCTGTTCTTGAAGGGATAACAAACAGAAGTTTAAGTCAGGGTATTAGTGATCTATATGCAAAAGGATATGGAAGTGCTTATGAGTCAGCTTTAAAAGCTGCACAAGATGATAGAAAACGTGAAGTGCAAGCAGGAACATCTATGGGTAGTTTAGCAAAAGCTTCAACAGGCGCTGCTGATTCAATGCGTAACATTGGACTAGCAGAAATTACTGGCGCAGCTACTAGACAAACTTTAGGTGCTGCAGACGTTGCTTCTCAACTAGGAGTGGGGGCACTAGAAAGAGGAGTAGATCAGCAAGCTTTAGATATTGCATATAGTGATTTCTTAAAAGAACAATATTACCCTAAAGAACAATTAACATTTATGAGTGGTATTTTACAAGGAGCACCGTATCCTGTAACTACATACACTCAAGCAACCGCACCAGGACAAGAAGGTCCTAGCGGATTCTCTCAACTATTAGGCTTTGGACTTAACGCAGCTAGTGTAGCTGGTGGTCTAGGCTGGACACCATTTGGATAGGATAAATTATGGCAGGACCAATGTCACCTTTTTTAGATTTGTATAAAGACGACGAAGAAGAAATGCAATATCAATATAGAAACCCTTATTCTTTGACTCCTATAGTAGAGGGTGGCATAGAGCAAAGGCAATATGAAGCAGATTTAAGAAAACCAAAATTTGAATACACTCCTACTTTTTTTGGAGAAGACAACAAAGATGTAGCTCCTGGCTATTATGATAATATTAATACATTTATGGGAGGCGAAGAACAAAGACAATCTGAAGCTGATTCAAGAAAACAACCTATGACATATACCCCTAAACGTTTTGAAGAGGTTGATGTATTTCCAATCAAGCGTTCTCCTGAAGCAGCAGCAGCTTTTGATAAAGAACAAAAAGCTATAGCTAAACAAGAAGCTTATGAGTCAAAAAGTTTCTTAGAAAAAATGTTTGATAAAGATGTCAGAGAAGGTGAATCTATTTCGAATGCCGATAAAACTTTTGCTAGTATGAATGCAATAAGTAGAAGATTACTAGAGCCTAGAAATCCTGGAGAATATCGTAGCTTCCTTGGAGATATAGCATTAGGATTAGATGATGCAGGTCAAGCAGTGAAAGCTTTAGAGACAGAAGCTTACAATAAAAAGATTGCTGAAGAAGACAGGGCAACGGATAAGGCGGCTGCAAATTTAGAAGCATTATTTAAACAAGCACAAATTAATGAGGCGACAGCACGAACAAGCAAGACGATGGCAGATGAACAAAAAGTTTATGCAGACATGAATATAGATCAGTCAAAAGAATATAGAGCAGGTCTTACTGATGCAGCTAACATAGCTGTAGACCTTAGACAAGCATCTTTACTTGACCCAAGTGCAGATCAACCTTCAGATCTATTAACAAATGATGCTAAGAACGCAATGATAGTAGTTCAAGGTGAAACGGGATTAGGTCCAGGAGATGCAGGCTACGCTGCAGCAGTTGCCGCTGAACTGATAAAAGGTTATAGTTTAGACCAGCAAAAAGCAATGTTAGAGGCGTTAAGCTTTGAATACATTTCAATGGTTGAAGATCCAAGTTTACAACAACAATTAACCGATATAAAAAATTCTCTTGTTATGAACATGGCAGGAGCACAAGGCTCTGGGAGTTCAGGTAACACTGTAAGTTACCAATCAGGAGTATTAAACAATTAAACCTAAGAGAGTTCGCTCTCTGAATACAATACGTAAGGAAACAAATGGCAGATAAGAAGCCTTTTAAAAGGCCAAACGATATTCGTACAATGTTAGGAGCAATATATAATGCTCGTGACCTTTCCAACTTAGATAAATTTATAACAGATGTAGCACAAATTGAAAGCTCTGGGGGCAAAAACCTTGAGAGTGATATAAGTTCAGCTAAAGGTATATATCAGTTTTTAACTGAAGGTGAAGGCAACGCATTTCAGACAGGTTTAAATAGAACTGCCGCTATGTACAGTCGAATGGGAAACATACCTGACTGGGTAGCTAAAGCCAAAAAACATAACGATCCAAATAAGCTCACACCCAAACAGCAAGAAGATGTCATGCTTGCTAACTTATACCAGCAAAAAGGAACTGATCAATATTTTTTAGGAATTTTAGAAGGCAACCCAAACGCTGCCGCACAATTATATGAAAAGTTTCATCACACTTCTAAAGATATAACTAAAGATAGACGCATATCAAATATTTTTGGAATAGAAGCTCGGGAGGAAGGTGGCCCAATAGAAGCGGGTAAACCTTATCTTGTTGGTGAAGCAGGACCTGAAATTATTATACCAGAACAATCTGGAACCGTAATACCAAACAATCAATTACCATCACCATTTAATACTGCTTTTGATTTTGGAGCTTTCTCCAATCAATACGCACAATTGTTTCCAGCAGAACCTGAAGCTGTGCCAGTTGTTGAAAAACCAAAAATGAAGTACATAAAGTTTGACGACCCAAGAGCACCTCAATTTGCTGTACCTGAAAATCTATCAAAGGAAGACATGCAGAAATATATGAAGTCTCCTTTCGTTGAACAAGAAATGTTTAACAAAGGTTACTTGTATAAGTATGGTTTAGATCCTGTAAGATATGATGATCCTACAGATTTAGACGATTGGAATTTTACTGCAGGTGCTAAGTCTGGCTTTGATAATTTAAAAGCTATTGGATCTGGTGTCTTATATACTATGGCTGATTTATTTGATAATGAAGATGGCAGAGAAAAGTTTTCTAAAATGGTCGCACAGTATAATCTCGACTCAGGTGTGCATATGTTTAAAGAAGGAGAAGAGGGGCAAGTTGATTTACGTATAACCACTATAGAAGATATGTTACAAGATGAAAATAAACTTGGATCATTTTTAGATTGGGCAGCTTTTAACATGGGAGTTGGTGCAGCAACTATGTTGCCATTAATAGGGGCAGCTGTTGTTGGTGGAGGTGTAGGAGCTGCGGTAGGAGCTGGTACTTTATTTACAATGCCGATAACAGGGTCCGCAATAGGGCTTGGAGGATTATCTTTCTTACTAGGTTCATATGCAATGGGTGTTGGTGAAGCAACTAATGCACAACTAGAAAGATCAGGAGATTCTAATGCAGCTATATCCATAGCCGCAGGTGTTCCTTACGCTGCTGCTGAATTAGCATTTGGTGCGAGTTCTCAAATTATATCAGCGTTTGCTAAGAGAGCTACTTTAGGTGGTATAAAAGAGAATGTAGGTAATTTAGTAAAAACTAGATTTAATAAAGCAGTTACAGATCCGTCTATTATAAAAGAAGTATCTAAAGGTGTAGCGAAAGGTTTTGCAGGAGAGGCTACCGCCGAAGGATTGCAAGAAATTATTACCTCATCTGCTGCAGAGATTGGAGCAAATGCAAGTTTAAAAGATTTATATAGCACTCCAGAATTTTGGAAACAAGTAGGAGAAGCTGCTGCAGCTGGTGGTGTTGCAGGTTTTGGTATTGGGGTAGTACCTGGAGCAATAAATTACGCAAAGCAAAGTAAATCTAAAGTCAAAGGTACGTTTGGCACAGGAGAAATAAATCCAACTGAAACTGAAACTATAAAGAAAACAGGAGCTACGGTTGGTGATACTGTAACTATCGAAGGAGCTTATCAAGCAGATAATCCTGAATTTGAAACAGATAAAAATCCTCCAGAGTTTACTATATTAGGTGAAACAACAAACATTGACGGATCAAAAAACATTGTACTAAGAAGCACTACGACTAATACTATTCAGTTATTAAATGAAAAGGATGCAAGTAAAGTAATTAAAGTAGAACAAAACGCAGTTGATAAACAAGAAACAACAGAGAAGTTTGAAAAAGAAGAACCAGTTCCTAGTGATGCTAGAATGCAAAGGGTTATTGCAGAATTAAAAAGAAGAGGACTTAGTACTTCAGATATTATAAATAATGTACTAGAAGAAGATGGATTAAAAAGTAAAGAAGATTGGAAAAGAAACGCATTGGAAGAAACTAGTGTAGAGTTTGAGAACTATGATGAAGGAATAGCAGCAGGTGAAACTATGGCATCTTTACCTGGTTGGATGAAAGCGTTAGATCCAAAGAACAGAAACGATGAAGATGTAGATGTGATTTTAGAAAGAGAGTGGGTAAAGTGGACTAAGAGAACATTAAACAACTCTGTAAACAATCAAACTTTAAATAACATTACAAAAAAAGAACAAGAACAACTGGCTAAACTAGGGTATGATAATGGGCCACAAGGACAAGCCTTAATACAAACACATAGAAGAGATTTTAACAGAGTTAAATCTGATGCAAAAACTAATAGAGGTAGACAACGAATAAAAGAAATTATTGATCAAGGCATTCCATATGAGCCTATGACAGTAAGTACAAGAACTTTAGTAGAGAGTCGTAGGGTGCCCCCTTTAAATCAGCGGAATGATCAAGAGTTTGAAAACTTAACACAGCAACAAAAACTAGCAGACTTTGAAACTGCAAAGGTTGATGAAGAAATACAATCGTTAAGATTACAAAAAAGAAATCTAGATACAAAAGATCCTACGTATAAACAAAATATAAGAGATATAAATATTCAGATAAACGATTTACAAACTCAAAAAGAAGCTAGAGTATTAGAAGCGTCAAGTGCTTTAGGAAGAATAGATGCTATAGTTGATATATTAAATAGATTAGATGTCCAAGGTATTAAGTTTAATCCTAAACAAATGCTTAGAGCTGCTTTAAAAATAGCTAAGAAACAAAAAAATCAAATAGAAATAAATGCGTTACAAGGGGCACTAGATAAGGCTAGAACTGAATACACTCCACTAATTAGATTCGGAACAGGCACTGTATTTGTTTACTCAGACATAATGGTAGATACAGCTAGGAAAGAAATAAAATTCTTAGAGAGTCAAAGAAAGGGAGGGGCAGAAGGTCTTTCAGCGGCGGAAGTTGAAGCGTTAACTGATGAGCAAAAAGCAACTTACATAGACCAGACTGAAAAGATACAAGAGTTTCAAGATATAATAGAAGTTTCTTTAGCAAAAAGAAAAGAATTAAATACCTTACTAGAAAGTTTTAACATAGAACCTTTGTTGAATTTTAAAGATAACAAACCAAGAATACCTGGCGCTCAAACAATAGAAAAAGTTAAAAAACAAATTAGACAAATAAGAAAAGAGTTATATGGGTATGATGAAAATGTGTACGAAAAAAATGTAGATACTTATTGGAGTGTCTCAAACTATCCTAATTCTTTAGATCGTCCAAAGCTATCACTTGAAGCTATAAAGTCAATGGCTGTAATTAGTGATCAGTTTCAGAAAGAGCTTAATCAACTAGGGCTAGACAATCTTAGCATTAGATTAGTTGATTCTATAATGACAGAAGAGGGCACAGTATTAAACGGTAGATACTTTGGAGGTTTAGGTTTAATTGAAGTTGCTATGAATGCTACTACTCCTGTTGACAATATAGCGCTAGCAGATTCACAACGTTACACCATGCATCATGAATCAATGCATTATATATTTAATAATTTATTAACACCAAAGGAACAAAACGTATTACGTGATGCGGCTCGAAAAACTTTAATTAATAGATACAACATTAAAAATAGATATGGTCCGTTTGGTTTAAATCAAAGTCAAATGGAAGAAGAAGCAATCTCTGACTACTTTGCAGAATATATGGCAACCACCCCAAATGGGGCATTAGATAGTCCTAAAGGTATAATAGGTAGAGTATTTGAAAGGATAAGAACTTATTTAATTACGTTAGCGAATATACTTAGAAACAATGGATTAAATGGAGCCAATCAAGTGTTTGATAAATTAGACTATGGCACAGTTATAGCAAGACGAGCTATCATGTCTAAAGCTGTTATGGAAACCACAGAGATAAGTAACATAGCTAAAGCTGCAGGCATATCTGTAGACGAAGCCCAGGCATTTATACAAAGAGGACTTAAAAAAACTAAAGTATTAAATTCAGGATATAATACAGGAAGTATTACAGATAACATAGGTTTATATAATTCATTCATATTATATCAACAACCAAGAACGGGATTAATGACTGATCCAAGTTTACGGAAAATAACTGCGTTAGTAAACGGTTTAATGAAATCGCTTACAACTAAAGTGGGTCTACCAAATATAAGTGAAGCTAATTATTATCTAGCAGAGCTAAAGAAAGTAACTTCTCAAGAACTGAATGCAGCAATAGCTTCTTTACAAAGTGCAGATTTAAATTTTGCAGACAAGTTTGAAACATTCAGTGCTATGGAATTAGGGACTGCAACCAGGGCACAAAGACAAGTGATGAACCTTTTAGCTTCTTTAAATTCTAGAACTCAAGGCGTAGAAATATTTACTAACAGATTAAATAGAATTACATTACCGACTGAATCTGATTTAAGAATAGCAGGTTCTATTAAAAAGACATATCACTTTACTTCTCAAGGTTCAACTATTCCTGTGCTTGAAACAGGTAAAATTAGTGAATTAGGTTTGCATTTTGCAAGCAGTGAAATGCAAGCAAAAGATAGATACAACATGAAAGTAAGGCGAGGAGAGACTACGCTAATACCAGTTGTAGGAAGACGAACAAAAACGGGCGGCGTATTATTTCAAGATGGTCGCTTTGATATAGACGAAGCAACTGAGGAAGATTTAGGTAGTATTAATACAGCAATATTATACATTAACAATCCATTAAGGATGCCAGACATGGGAAACTGGGATACATTTGAAGTTTTAGAGAGGCTTACTGAAACACCTACCAGTAAAAACTTTAGAGCTTTTAGAACTTTTTATAACACTATTGATGTTTCTCCTGTTCTATTTACAGAAAAAGAAAATGCTGCAATATCTCGTGCGTTAGGAGAAATTGAGGCTAACTTTATGGAGGGTAAAAGTCAGTTTAAAAATTACAAAAATATGCAGTCAGCTTACTTAGTAAAAAAAATAAAAGAAAGAGGTTATGATGGTATTGTATATGTTAACATGGCTGAAGGCATGCGTGCAGGTGATTTTGATAGGGGAGTAGAAAAAGGGGCACAGGAATCTTTTATAGTTTTTGATAGCAATCAAATACAAGAGGTTGAGTTCAACAGCAATCCAGATTTTACAGACATAAACTATCAAGCATCAGTGCAAATGCAAGAGTCAGTTGCAGATGATGAGTTAAGTAAACCTGAAACAATGAACAGGCAGCAACAAAAAGAAGGTAACAAATTACTTAAAGATACAGCAGAAGCTACTGATAAAATATTTGAAGATGGTAAAGAAGCTAGTTTAAAAGATATAAGTTTATTTGGTAAGTGGGCAAATCATGCCAGAAACTTTGCTACCAAATATCCTGTAGTTGCACGTTTATGGGATTCAATATCTAAGATGGAGCAAAAAGGTAGAGAAATACAAACACAATTTGTTATGAACATGCGCCTATACTTTGATGTTATAAACAATGTGGAAGGAGCAAAGGTGGCACTAGCTAAAGCTCACATAATATCTCAACAAGAAGGTGCACAAGGTAGATACAGAAGAGATGCCAACGGTCAAATTATATTTGTATCACCAATAGACATGACCACAGGCGGCTTCGGTGAAAATCTAATAACCATAAAAAAGGGTGAGATAGTTATACTAGAGGGTGATATTGCCATAGCTTATGAAGAAGCTCAGTTAGCAATACAAAACATACTTGAAGAAATAAAAAAGGGAACTATCGCATCTAACTATGTAGATGATATTATTAACGCTGCTCAAATGATAAATATAATGGATCCTAATTTATTACAACGATCAGGTTTAGATGTCAGTGCATTGAATAAAGATACTGTGGAAAATATTAACTTTCAACAACTAAGTGCTATAGTAATTGGACTACAGACAATGGAACAGAGACAAATAGATTCAGCACAATTAGAATTATTTGCCCCTCTTCCTGTTATCCAACAGTTACTAGGGACAGAAGAACAAGGACTAAAAGCTTTACAAAAACAACTAGGCATATATGAAGACTACAAGACATTTGATTATGTGCCACTACAAAGATATGGAGAATTCTACGTTACTGTTAAAGATTCTGAAGGCAAAATAATTCATGCTGAAAGTATAGAAAAACCTTTTGTAGAAGAACGTGCAACAGGAAACACATTTGAGGGTAAGAAAAATCAAGTCTTGCAAAAACTTGCTAGACTTTATCCACCATCCGCAGGGTTTGAGATATCAGATGTAAAAGAAGATAAACCTACTATGCGTCAAAAATTAATAGAAGAGTTTTCTATGCTAGATTTATTAGCATCTAGGATGTCAGAACCTACAGCGACAGCTTATGCAGAAGCTAGAAAAGAATTAGATAGGCGAATAGGTGGGGGCACCTTAGTGGGATTTGATCAATTCTTACGAGGAAGAAAACAAATTGGAGGTGTACCAGGATTTGATGGAGATATACTAAGAGGTATTACTTCGTTTGGTATGGTGGCATCAGAGTATGCTGCAAGAAATAGATTCTTAAAAGAGGTGCGTGATAGAACATCATCCGCTATAAAATATACAGAACAATCAGGTAATCAAAGACCAAGGCTACGAGAAGCTATACAGAATATGGTAGATTATGGCGTAGATAATGCACACCATCATGAGTTTGCATCGCTTAGACGAATGGGATTCTGGTGGTTTTTAGGCGGTAACCTATCGTCTGGTATACTACAAATAATGAGTGCGGTGCAGTTTACTGGACCAATTTTAGCTCAGTTTAGTAATTCTGCTGTAGTTCTAAAAGAAATGACAAGAGCTGCTGCAGATGTAGGTAAAATGATTACGTTTACCAACAATGAATTCAATGATGTTTATTTAGACTTTGATAAGATACCTGCAGACGTTAGAGAAGCAGTCAAAGAAGATGTGGCTAATGGTATTATTAAACAAGGACAAGCAATATACGAAGCAGGCATGGCTCCAGGTTACGCTATGACTCCAACTGAAAAAACAAAAGCACGAGCTAGAACAAGACAATTTGAACAAAGCATTATGGGCGGTGTCTTTAATACCTTCGAAACTATATCTCGTTTAACCGCTTACATATCTGCATATAGAATAGCCAATAATGATGCTGTAATGGAAAAAGCAAACGATTACTATGGATCGTCCAATAAATTGTGGAATGCTTATAAAGAACGTAGAGGTGGCGTAGCTACTCGACAGGACTTTGCCAGAATATTAGTTGACGATACGTTTGGTGATTATTCTAAAGCAAATAGACCTAAAATTATGAGAGGACCTGGCTCAGTATTCTTCTTATTCCAAACTTATATAAGTCAAATGTTCTTCCTATTACACAGACTAATGACACAGGGTGGCCCTCAAGGTAGAAAAATGTTTGCAAGAGTTATGCTCATGTTGTTTGCTACAGGAGGATTAATGGGTATGCCAGGCATGGAAGAGCTTGATCAAGTTTATAGACTGATACAAAGAATGAGAGGTGTAAATGAAGACATGAGAACTGTGATGCGTGAAATGTTTGCAGAAACTGTAGGCCCACAAGCTACAGAATATTTAATGCAAGGTGTCATAGAAGCAGGAACGGGGGCAAGTGTACAGCGTAGACTATCTTTAGGTGAAGTACCAGGATCTGCTCAGATAAGAGCACTTTTAAATATGCTAGGTTTCCCTACTGGAGCTAGAGTTGAAGAATTCTTAGGAGCACCTGGTGCAGTATTTATAGACTCAGCTAGAGAAATGAAAGACATATTTGCAAAAGATGGAGTTGCAGCATTTTATGAAGATTTAGATTTATACATGGCTGCTATGCCTACGTTCATTAAAAATTTATACAGAGCTACATATAAATATCCAACTGAAGGATACGTAGAAACTAAATACGGCACTATTGTTACCGCAGATTTAACGGCTTTAGATTTAATAAAACAAGGTATGGGATTTACTCCTACTAAAATTTCTAAAGAAAGAACTGCTCTATACTACGACAAAGCAATAGAGGGTAAGTATAGTGGAAAAATTAGAGGATTTAATACTAAACTTAAAAGAGCCTACCGAGACATGTACATAGGACTAAACGTAAACCGTGATCCAGACATGGTTAGAGATGCACAACTAGAAATTAATAAAATTATGAGAGAGGTTATGGCGTTTAATAACAAAGTAGGATACGAATACATGTACTTTCCACAGTTAAGTAGATTACGATCAGAAGGAATACAGCAAGCAAATACAACATACCGTAATCTTCAGACTGATAAAAGCACAAAACGTTTAAAAGATAAGATGCGTGAGTCTTTAAATATTAAAGATTCCAACTAACATTTCTATATATCCAAATTAACCATTCCATTGGATTATGCTGTCCGCCGTAGGGTGAATAGTGTAAGATTAAAGCTACGGATATTGCAAATATAATGACAGATACTATCGCTGCTTTCATTATAATAAAGATCTCTCTTCTATTTCACATAACAAACATTCTGTCCCACATTTCTTGTCATGTTTAAAATCTTTAAAAGGCCCTTCGGCATCTACATAGTGTAGAAAAATTTGTGTCTGGGCAATACCTCCATATTTACCAACTCTAGAATGAGTGACATCACAGCCTTTATATAACACCGCATCACCTGGTTGCATCATAAACATTTCTTTGCCTACACGAAAAGGCCAATTGTAATTAAGTATATTGGAATTATTATATCCTAAACAAACGGTAGCCGAATATTCGCACGACGGTCTATCAATATGTGGAAGTAAAACAGAACCTTGTTTATAAACTCTATAATAACAATAAGTTGGAAATAATTTTTTATTAGCATAAGCTTCCATCTTCTTCTTAACCTTATACAATAAGGCTAAACCAATTGGATCATTACTCCTAATGTCCCAACCAGGAGACTGCGAGTCTTCTGTCTCAGATGGATTAATAGCTTTAATTAGTGAATAGTAATAAGCTAATTGGCTTTCTTCTTTTGATATAAAATTTTTTAAAAAAGTGTAATCTCTATCAACTAGACCGAAGTCTACAAAAGTAGGCCAAATTTTTTGTTGCATTATTTTTTAACTAAACTACCACCAAAGTATAAACCAATAATAGCCGCTACTAAATTAGTATCTAATGGAGTTATAATAATTCCTCGCTGAGCCATAGGCACCCATTGCATTACTTCTTTACCTTCAAAGAATAAGAAGCCAGGCTTCCATTCTGTATATCCAACTATTACCTGTGCTTGTGGATCTATTAGAGGAAGTATCTTAGGTAAAACAACAATTGCAAAAATAGCAGTCAATGCTATGATTCTTCTTGTCCATTGAAAACCTACGTTCTCATACTCTCTTGCTTCTCTAAACGCATTAGTCTGTGCTTCTGCCCTTTGTAAAAGCATCTTTTGTTCAGCTTGTTTAGCTTTTATACTTTGTGACCATATGCTCATCACTCCACCGAGAACGGTAGAGCCTAGCATAGTTATCATTTCAAATGGCATTAGAAACAGCCTTTAATTTTTTCGATTATACTTTTTATTTTTTCTTTTATTTTGTCTATCATTCTTTTCTCCAAAAGATTTTTTATTTAACATATCTACTAAAGATTTAAATGTGTCAGCTTTAGTCGTCATTGAATGAACTATCCCAGTTACTACTAACATGTTTCCATTGATCGTCAATAGGATCTTTTTTATCATCAGGAACAGGCTTAGCATCGCCGCCTATATGTACTTTACCTATGCCCACATCGGGTTTAGGTAGATCAAAACCTGTCTTTTTATTGTCATTCATACACATATTATATCAAATAAAGGGGGCACATTCAAGTTATAATTTTACTGCCATAGTAACTAAAATACCTGCTAATAACACTATAATAATCAATAACTCTAGAGCCATAAAAGTGTGATACCATATCCATCTAGTTTTATAGGCATTGTCTACCGTTAAATCTTCTGGATCTGGCTCACCTGCAATGCCTTTATCGGGTGCACCCCATAGTGTATTTATAGCTTCTTTTATTTTACCCACTGAACCCAATCATTTTTAGTTTTAGTTATCGTGTTAGTTTCCGAAAGTATCGGCAACTGAAAAGTAACTCCGTATTTAGGATGCGTAAACCACAAAGCTTGTTTAGGAATTTCAAAAGCAAACCTAGAACTAGCTGCATACTCATCGTATCCTTTCAAAGAACCATTCACTATAATTCCATTAAGAGTTATGTACTGATGCCAGTGTCCCATAATAACATAATCTATAGGTTTCTTATGCGTGGCATACTCAGTCTTTATTTTTTGTACACCCCTAGCTACTGGGCCAAGCATCCCTATTATACCTGCTCCACCTTTAGCTCCTAATCTATCTCCGTGTGTTAATAAATAGTTTATGTTGTATACTTTGTAGTAAGCATCATAGCCCGTAGGAACCATAAATGTAATACGAGGATCTTTCTTGTAATGTTTTTCCAACATTAGATAAAGCATCCAGTCAAAGCTAGTAGCTGCTGCTTGTTTATGCCTGAACTGTTTAAACATTCTGCCATGATTACCATAAGCACATGGTACAAATACTTTACCAAATACATCTGCTAAAGAATCAATTGCCCATATTAAATGATCAAACAAATCTAATACACATTCGATATTAGTTCCTGCATTTGTTTCAGTTAACTCTTCATGAATGTGGCCTGAGATCATGTCGCCACCTAGAGCTACTACAATTCCAGGATATTTAGGATTAACCATGTGATTTGTACACAGATCAATAGTGGTTTCTACAGTTGTTCTTAATCTTTTTTGTGCAATTTTATTGTTGTAGTCATTTAGATTATTAATGGACTCAGGATCAACTACTTCACCCCAGTGAAAATCTGATAAAAACAAAGTAGGAACTCCAGGTGCCCCCTTGGCAGGAGAAGATTTTACTAACCACTTAGGTGGTTTAGGTGTATGCTTCTCTAACTTGAATACAATCTTACGTACATTTTCAGCTGTTATATTTTCTTTTGCAAGTTCTTGTATATGTTTTTTTAATTCTGAAATTTGTAAATCATATATAATCTTTTGTTCAATCAAGGCAGCTTGAGTATCTGGAGGATTAACAGAAGGTTTCAGCCCCTCTCTTTCAGCCGCTTCTAGTCTGCTTACCAGAGTAGTTCTGGGTATGCCTAAAGTTTTAGCTGCTTCAGATTTATTTCCTTTCGCAACTACTACAGCATTTAATGCTTCTAAGTTTTTATTTTCTGTTACCATTTGATACATCTCCATCGTTAATAATTCTTCCTTGTCCATCCACAATAGATCCTTCAGGCGCACTTTTTAATTTACCATTATCATCGTACGCTTCAGCCACCACTCTGTAATATATTTCTTGATTAGTTCCTGGAACCATATTGTTAGACCACTCACCTGTTCTCTCATATCTTCTTAATTCAGATAAGTTTGCTTTGTGATTCAAATACTCACCGTATGCTTCTGCATGATTTTTATCTCTTTTTCCTAGACGACGTGATACTTTATAAGCTTGTGCCGCCGCTTCTGTCTCTTGTTTTTTTAATTTGTCTATATCTTCCTGCGTATATTTTTTAGCAGGCTTAAGTTTGATGGGATAGTCTGGGTGATATTTCATATTCTCTCTCCTATAAAAAGCTAGGGGCAAACTAACCTAAATTAATTCGCCCCTTGTGCCCCCCTTAATTCGTATTATACCACGGGGCGGGGTTATTTGTCAAGTGTTAATTTGCACTAACATCTACTAATTCACAGACACCGCCCGTACAAGCCAGCTCCTGAGAACCTGTGGTATTATCTTGATCTTCTTTGAACGCTGAAAAATCTACGTTAGTCGGCATAGTTTTTAAAAGTTCTTTGTATTGTCCTTCGTCACAATCTTGATACGGTGCTTGTTTATAAACATGATCAGCATAAGGCAAGAAACTTATACCTGCTATGTGATCAAAGTTATTATATACCCAAGCACCAACGTCCATCCATTCATGATCTTTAACTGATATAGTCACTGAAGGTTTATGTTCACACCAATGTTTTTGATACATCAACCATGTTTCTAATTGTTGTATTGCTCCTACATCTTTTCTACATACAGCACGATCAGGTGATTTTATTGGAAAAGAGAATACAGTAACAGAATCTGGATTAGTTACATCAGGTTCATTCGGGAATCCTTGCTCGATCATAAACGAAGTCAAAGGATCTTTGGTATCACAACGAACTGTTCTTATGTAGTAAGGACTGTGTCGTGTGTGTATACCTGACGCACTATCTACAAGCTGACTTACAGTACCAGATGGTTTAACACACGTGATAGCTGTAGATTGTGGTATCTTTAATTTCTTTGCTAACTCTTTGTTAATATCTACAGCAGTTTGTCTAAGCTTCTTTAAGAAATCTGCAGTAGGTAAATTGGTGTAGTGATTATCCATAATACCTGTCAAGGATACACCGAGTAGTCTTTCTTCTTCTGTATTATCTTTCCATATCTTACGCAGATATTTAAAGTCTGTAAGTGTTGATTGGAATGTACCAAGTATAGTAGCCAATCTAACTTTAGCCTTCAAAGATGATGGTGTATCTGCCCCTCTTACTACCACTTCTGTAAGATTACAGAATTGATATGGACGCAGTATAATCTCAGAGCAAGGATTAGTACCAAAGTCAAAGTCAACATTTCTTCTACCATTTTCTGCGGCTTTATCCTTGGCAGATTTCCTATTAAATATACCACGTTCTCCTGACTTACTATCAAATAAACTTTTCCATTCATGCATAAACAAACCAATGTCAGGAGTTCTAGTATAGCAAGCAGAGTTATTAGCTAAAGCTCTATGTGGGTCAGTGACCCACCATTGACCGCTCTTCGCTTTACGCATTCTATCATCTTGTATATTACTTAGTGATAATAAAGCACTACGTCTTACACCACCAACAACTACAACCTCTCCAATCTTGCACACCAAATCATGACACTCGATGGCATCTAATTTTCTGCCAGTTGCATTCTTAAACATAGTTATAGCAAAGTCAAAAAGATTGACCAAAGGTTGTGGACCACTAGCCCTACCTCCAAATGTTTTTAATCTAGCACCTGCTGGTCTTACTTTAGTTATATCAATCTTTGGTATCTGTCCTCCATATAACATAGCTAGTAATTCTTTAAATGCTTTTGCCCACCCTGTCTTACTATCTTGAACTACTATAACTGTGTCACTTTCTTCCATTGTCTCATGCACTGGGGGCAGTTGTTGAACAAAATTTCTTTCAACAGAAAACCCAACACCAGTTCCACACATCAGTATGTACATAAGTTCATCAAATGCTCGTACATTATCTATAGGAATATAACTACAGTTATATCCTGCTACATGTTCTTTATCTAAAGCTTGGCCCGCAGTCATCAAAGCTCTCATAGATGGCATGACTTCTGTAGACAACACAGCATTCTCCAACTCATGTCGCAATGTAGAGTCTAAATTATATTTATAATTTTTCTTTAGATGCTCTGACATATAATCAAAGTAACGACCAACTGTCTCAGTCCAAGTCTCTCTTCTATTTTCTTCATCTAAATATCTAGCATATCTAGATGTGTGTATGAATTGCTGATACTCAGTCGGAAGTGTGTTGCTCATGTGTAGTCCTTTCTAATTTTTGGATGAACTTGTATTATATCATTTTTCATTTTTACTGTCCAGATTTAAATCGTTTTTCCACAGGAAAAACTATATTACCTTCTACTTTTATATAAC